CGGGTTCGATCTTCGGCTGTCCAAAACGCAGATACAAGCGCTGGTGTGGCTCGACGCGATGGCGAACCATCCCGCGAATAACAGAACGGACCATTGCGAACCGCATCCCATCACCGGAAGCGGGAAGTGGTTCGTGGTCGCAGGCGACGCACTACAACGCAAGGGACTGGCCTGGCATCGTCACTTCCGGGACGTGAAGCCCGACGCCCGGTTCATTCATGAGGTTCCCTGGAACAAGATATGGGGCCTGACCGACGCAGGCAGGATGGTCATATCGTTGCTTATGGAGTGCGGACTGTACGCCGACTATCGGCGCGAAATGTTGGAGCTCGCGTCGTGAGCGTGGCTGATCTCACATCCGAAGAACCGAACAAGCCTGACACCGCGCTCCGTATTGGCGCAGAGATCGTACGCGCTGCTTATCGGGAGGACGTGACGCCTGGACTTGAGATGCTGATGAAGAACTGGGCGCAACGTCTCCGCAACGTCCACGATAGTCACCGAGCGGCTCCGAGAACCCTGTTCGGCGCGGTGATCACAGAGCCAATGATCGGCCGTAGCGGGTTCTGTCACGAAGGCGCGCTGGATCGAGAACTATGACCTCAACCCTCAACTCGATTTTTTCGGAGGCGCGATAATGGGACTGCTTACGAAGCTCCTGTGGCTCTATCCGTCGGACTGGCAATCGCCCGCCCCGGACAAAGCTCCAGGTCGTAAGAACGGCGGCCCTTGCAAGGGCCGCCGTTCTCTTACTGCAGCGCCGACCGGACTCGAACCGGCAACCTTGGGCTCATGCTCTACCAAATACAAACGCGCGCATATCCCTACGACAAGAAACCTTGTGACCAGGGGAAACGTGGTGCATCCTCTGAACGTCACCTAAGTGAGAGAGGTCACCACGATGTTGCGTCCGTGCGAACCACGGCTTCTCGGCTGTCCCGTGGGCTACATGGCAATCACGCCGTCAGACCACCCGTACCGCATCGGTGTTGTCGGCGCTGATCCTGATGAGGCCCGCCGTCGCTTCACCGCCGCATTCGCTGCCTGGGAGGAATTGCGGGCAAGAGCAGAACAGTTGCAGCGCAAAGGCTCGGATTGGACGCAGCATGAGTGAAGCAGCCATCACAGAGGAGATGATCGCGGCGATCCAACGATCAGTCCAAACAAAGCGGTGGGATGGCCTCTGGCCAACACAAACCGCGAATGCTTGCTGTGAAGTTGTTGCAGACCTGTTGGATGCTGGTCTCCTCGTAGATGGGAGACGAGTCGCCGAACTGGAAACGGCGCTACGCCACGCTCGATCGTTTGTTCTCGAATGCGAAATGGACGATCCCGACGAGTTGGCGCTTCGTAATGACTTGCTCTACGAGTTGGCGGCGGTGAACGATGAGTGACCTCGACCTCGCGGCGCAATCGAACGTCGACGTGATCGAGCAGTGCCTCGCCGACACGCCCGAGGATCACGCGTGGGAAGTCAACGAAGAACGCTTGAACATCGAGTACGGCGAACGTGTCGCTACGCAATGGGCTGCGGCTGGCGCTCTTGGGGGGCAGTCGCTGAGTTGGTTCGCGATATCGTCGCATGGCCTTGGGCTCACCGGCTCGGATTGGATGCAGCATGAACGATGATGACCTCGACGCCTAACCTCCCGCGAGCGTTCGTCTTGAATCGCGACGAGGACGTAACCGGCGTGAGCGGCACGGGCATCGTTGCGTGGGGCGTCGAGTTCCCCGATGGGGTTGTCGCCCTTCGCTGGAAGTCTGCTTGGCCGACCTCGGTTGTGTTCCACGATCGCGGCATGGAGGGTATCGAGGCGGTTCACGGTCACGGCGGTAAAACGCAAGTGCTGTGGACGGATCAGATTCGAGTCGCTCGCGGAGAAATCGAGTCGATAAAAGGACGGCCATGAGCCTGATTCCCGCATCGAATAAGGCCGAGTGGCATCTGACCTATGGCTGCGATCTCGCGTGCCGGAACTGCAACCGGGCATCGTTCCTGCGGGAGCCGCACACGCCGGACATGACGCTTGATGATGCGCGGGAATTCATCCGCCAGGCGGAGGAGCTGCGTTGGTATCCGGCGATCATTCTGATCGGCGGCGAACCGTGTTTACACGACGACTTCTATCAGTTCTGCTATCTGGCGTTGGAGTTCATGAACCGGCATCGGCATGAGGAAGGCGCAGCCGACTACGTGCAGCTCTGGAGTAACCAAACGTCGGACGAATCGAAGGAACGGGCACGGCAGGCGCGCAACATGGGCGTGTCGCTTGTCAGCGAGACGACGAAAGATCATTCGATGGTGCTGGAACGTGACGACGTTTACGTCAGCCCGAGCGATCTCGGCCTCGGCCAGCGTCCGCCGTGCTTCTCGCACGCGTCGATCTTGTGTGGCATCTCCGTCGATCATGAGGGCTACATGCCGTGCGCGATGGGCGGCATGGTGGACGCGCTCCTGAAACTCGGGCTGCGCACGAAACGCCTCGCCGATCTGTTCGATGAGGAGAAGAACGCGGAGATGACAGCGAAGATGTGTGAGCACTGCGGCCATAATCTTTCATTCACGGGTCTGCCGGATGTATCGATCCCGGAGTGGCGCAAGCTGGTCGACGCGACGCCGCGCCGGTTCGCATCGCACATGACGCCGACGTGGATGGACGCGTTTGAGGGGCGTCGATGAAGCAGGTCACGATTAACTATCGCTGGCCGCTCTGGATGCCCGAACATCGCGAGAATCGGCCGGGCTGGAACTGGTGGGAGTGGATGGCACTCGCCGCCCTCTGGGACGTTGTGCGGCCCGGCGACGTGCTCTGGGACGTGGGTGCCGAGTACGGCGACCTATCGGCCCTGTATGCGACGTGGGGCGCGGAGGTGGTGCTGATCGAGGCGATGCCGAAAGCGTGGCCGTGGATCAGGCAGATCTGGCAAGCGAACGTCGCGCGACCGCCGAGGGGAACGGCATGCTGCCTTGTCGGCGACGCGGAAGACGATCGGCCGCTTAACTTATGCGCTGGCTGGCCGCCGATCTCCTACGAGGAGGAAATCGAGGAGCCGGGTTTTATGGCGTGGGAGGACGGGAACTCGCCGCGCCGGAATCTCGACACGCTGCTTGATGCGTTCTCCGCTCCGGCGATCGTCGTCATGGATATCGAAGGGTCGGAGCTGCGCGCGTTATTCGGCGCGCATCGGTTGCTATTAGAGGTACGGCCGATCTGGAAGATCAGCGTGCATCCCGAGATGATGCGCGGCAAGTACGGCGACACGCCGGACGATCTGCTGGTGCTTATGACGGACCACTACAACTACGAATCGCATTACATCCACTATGACCATGAACAGCACTGGCTGTTCAAGCCGAGGCCAATGTGAACGACTGGCTTGGCTACCTGGCCGAGATCTGGGGCGGCGGCCAGGAAGATCGTTGCACGTTCGGTCATGACGGCCACGCGACGAAGACGGTCACGGACGCGCTCATCGGCCCGATCGAGGTATTCGACTGGGAGCAGTACGCGACAGACCAGCCGGGATTCTGCCCGGCACGCGATTCGGTGTCGCAGGCCGTGGATCAGAACGGTGAATGGGAGCAGGTCGGGCGCGAGATCATGCGCCGCTTCATCGAGACACCCGATCCGGGCGTCGTGCTCGACTTCGGCGCGCACATCGGAACGTTCACGCTCTACGCCGCGCAGATGGGCCGCGGCGTGCTCGCCGTGGACGCGTCGCCGGAGCATCTCATGCTTCTGAACCGAAACGCGTCGACGCTCGGCGTCGAAGACCGTGTCACACCATGTCGCGGCTGGATCGGCCCGGACGCGCCCGCTTGCACGCCGGACGGTACACGCGTCCGCTTCCTGAAATCCGACCTCGAGGGCGCGGAGGACGAGATGGTGCGCGTCACCTGGCCGCTCTGGCAGAACCGCCTCATCGACGCAGCGCTGCTCGAAGTGTCACCGATTTTCGCTGATTACTACCCGACCCTGATCGGCGACCTGATGGACTGCGACTATCGGGCGGGTATCGCCTGGCTCATGAACCAGCCGGAAGTGCTGACGCCGCTCAACCGTAACCGGCTCGCCGAACAGCTCACCGCGCCGCAATGCGACGTGCTGTTGACCCTGGAGGACGTATGAGTCTCGATCCTCGCCCGGACGGACTGATTATGGGACGAACTAACGGCGGGCGCACGTATTGGATCAGGTGTTCATTCTGTGGTCGGCTCGGGCGCGTTTTCCCAACACGAACAGACGCGTTCGATGCCTGGGATGAACACAAGCTCGGGATGCAGCATCGTCGTGAAGCCACGCTGGCGCTTAACGCGTACCTGTACAGCCACACAGAGAAGCACGTACGGGAGGCGCTGGGCCTATGAAGATCGTCTACGTCGGCGGCAATCTCGCGGAGGGCTCACCGCCCTTCTCGACGGAGAACGCCTACATCGACGCGCTGCGCGGCCTCGGGCATGAGGTGCTGCCAATCAAACAGGGCATGGCGCCGGGCATCTCCTGGCCCGATCCCGATCTCGTCATCTACACCCGGACGCATAACGACACCGCGCTCACGCCGGAGTTCACGGCGACGTGGCGGCGTCTCGAGGATGCCGGCGCGCGCACCGCCTCGGTGCATCTCGACGTCTTCCGTGGCATCCCCGAGCGCGAGGGCTGGGTCGCGCGCGGCGATCCGCTCTTCACCACACAGCACGTCTTCACCGCCGACGGGGGCTCGGACGCTTTCTGGGTGCAGCACGGCGTCAATCACCACTGGCTCCCCCCGGCAGCCGATCTCCGCCACGTCGGCCCGTTTCCGACGCCCGAACTCGATCTCGACGGCAAGATCGTCTTCGTCGGCTCCGAGGGCTATCACGCCTGCTATCCGTTCCGCCCGAAACTCATCCAGCATCTGCGCGATCGATACGGCGAGGAATTCGTCCTCTTCGGGCCGGCCGCGCAGCGTGGCACGGTGCGCATGGAGGCGCTCGCGTCCGTCTATGCGGCGGATGCCATCTTCGTCGGCGATCACTGCTTTGCCGACGAACTCCGTCCGAACTACTGGAGCGATCGTCTGCCGGAGACGCTCGGCCGGGGCGGCTTCTTGATCTACCCGCGCACGCCCGGTCTCGAGGAGCAGGGCTATCGCAGCGGCGAGCACTTGCTCACCTACGAGCCCGGCGATCTGCAGGATCTCGACGATTGGATCGACTTCGCACGCTCGTGCTCGCCTGACGAACGCCAGGGAATCGCCGACGCGGGCCGCGAGCTCGTGCGCGCACGGCACACCTACGAGATCCGCGCGGCGCAGCTGCTGGAGGCGTTGGCGTGAGTCTTACGAAGGCGGACGAGCGCTATCTCGCTGCCCTGGATCGGGCTATTTCCTGGCTCGGAAACGGGAAGCCGACAGCGCAGAAGGAGGAACTCATTCTCTCGTGCGCCGAACGTCTCTACCGGCAGTTGCCCTCGAATCTCCGCACACGACCGTGCGCCGAGATCATGCCGCTCGGCTCGGAATATCTGCTCTGTTCACTGCCCTTCGGGCATGGCGGGGATCACGAGACGAGGACGATGCGCTGGTGAGCCGCTGCCGTGTCCGCTGGCTTTCCCTGAACCGCGACTCGCCGCCGCGCGGTGCGCACTGGGATCAGACGCTTCTCGAGGATCTTCTCGGCGACGAGGGGTGGCAGACAGGCGTCCGCTACGAACACGACGACTGCGCCTGCGGCCGCCATTTCGATCGCTACGGCGGCATCGTCGTTGTCCCCGGCCAGCACAACGCCGAGATCAAAGCGACGCGCGAGGACGTCGGCATGCTGGATGCGGCGGAGTTCCGATTCCCGACGGCCAGTCGCATCGCCGACGTCATCGAGCAGATGGACTGGGCGCTCGTCATCGTCACCTCCGACGAGGAGGGCCTCTTCCCGCTCTCGATGCTGCCGGAAGGCCCGCGATACGAGGTGTGGACGCAGTACCGCGATCGCCCCGAAGCGGCGCGCATCCTGCCGATCGGCTATCCACCGGGACTCCGGAACTGGGCTCGCCGGCGAGCGCGCATGACGGGGACGCACGCCGAGGCGCAGAGCCCGCTGTTCTTCGCAGGCCAGGACAACACGCGCCGCCGCCACGAACTCCTGAAGACGCTCGAAGCATTCGATCTGCCCGGCATGAGCTATCTGGCGACGGACGGCTTCACGCAAGGCATGGGCCAGCAGAACTACTGGGCGGCAATGCTGGGCGCACGGATGCTGCCGGCACCATCAGGTCACGTCTCGGTGGACTCGTTCCGCCTTTATGAAGCGCTCGAGCTCGGGCGTATCCCGGTGATCGAACGCAAGACTGACACCGAGGACATGATGGGAACGTGGGAGCGCATGTTCGGGGCGAACCCGCTTCCGATTGTGTCTTCGTGGGAGGAACTGCCCGAACTCCAGAGCGAACTTGGTCGGAAATGGGCGTTTACCGCATCTCGCCTCTCGGCGTGGTGGCAATGGCAGAAGCGCGAGCTGGCGTGGGCGCTCGCGGAAACGACGCAACGACTGCGGGAGGCCGCATGACACCGAAGAAAACGACGAAACGAACGGCGAAGAAAGCGACGAAGAAAGCGACGAAGAAACGCTCGCCGAAACGAACACCGGCAGTCCTGGCTCCGGTCTTGCAGACGAAGGGCGAGAAGCGCGTCAAGCCGCTTGCGAACGTCTTCGATCAACTTGAGGATCTCTTGCAAGAACTGCCGGAGCCGATCCGCGACGACGCGATCAACATGCTGCTCGGGCCCACGAGCGTCTCGATGCAACGCCTCCAGGCACTCATCAACTTCGTGAACTCGCAGCACTTCGTCATCACGGAGATGGGCAAGAACGCGGAGCCCTGGTGATTACCGTCACGGTCACGGTGCCGGCGTGAGCGAGATCGGGATCTGCCTCGTCACCTCGCCCACGGCGCTTGCGGCCGCGGATCACGCCGCGATGGTCTTCGAGGTCATCAACTCGGCGCGGGCCTTCGCCGAACTGCGGGGCGCCGAGACGATCATCGCCTGCGACGGCGTGCGGCCCGAGGCCGAGCACCTACGGGAGCGCTACGAGGGGGCGCTGCAAGAGATCGCCTGGTGGTGCAATCTCTCGGAGCCGAACGTGCTGCCGGTGATCCTCGAGACGTGGCAGCATCAGGCGCACACGCTCGCGGCGGGGTTGGCGCAGATGCGCTCCGAGCTCGTCGTCATGCTGGAGCACGACGCGCCGCTCCTGCCGGTACCGATCGACTGGGCCGGCTGCGCCGAGGTCGTCGGCGGGCACGAGCTCGACGTCATGCGCTTTCTGCACGAGAGCCAGATCCTGCGCGAGCACGGCCATCTGCTCGTCGACACCGTGGACTCACCGGGCCCGATTGAGCGCCGCGTGCCCTATCTGCGGACAGGCCAGTGGAGCCAGCGCCCGCATCTGGCCCGGCGCGCCTGGTATCAGGATCTGCTCCACCGCTACTTCGCGCCTGAGAGCCGCTGCTTCGTGGAAGAGGTGATGCACGGCGTCTGCGACTTCATGTGGCGGGAGTTCGGCGAGGAGGGCTGGGAGCAGAACAGGATCGGCATCTACGCCGATCCTGAGCCGACAATGCAACGCTCAACCCACCTCGACGGGCGCGCCGGCGAACCGCACTACGCCGAGAGCCAGATTTTCGCCTATGCCGGAGGCGGGACTCCGCCCGGAGCTCCGCGCGCGACGGCGGATCGGCCCCCGGAATGAGCACGCCGGCACTCTGGGATGCGCAAGCCAGCACGCTCGAGGCCGCGCGCGGCGCGGTATTCGGGCTGCCGGGGTTCACCTGGGACGACGGCGTGGAGCATTGTCTGGCCCGCATTCTGCCGTTCATGGAGGACGAACCGGGGACGATCTGCGACTTCGGCTGCGGCGTGGGCCGGCTGGCGGTGCCGCTCGGCGCGCGCAAACCGGGCTGGCTGGTGCTCGGGATGGATCATTCGCCGCGCATGATCGAGCTCGCCCGCGAGCAAACAGATCTTGACAACGTCATCTTCGCCTGCGAGGACGGGCTCCCGATCGGCTGCTTCGACGGGCTTTATTGCGTGCTCGTCATGCAGCATCTCACGCCGCAGTGGCAGCGCATCATGCTCTCCCGGTTCTGGCTGACGCTACGCCCCGGTGGATGGCTCGTCGTCCAGTGGGTGCATGAGGGGGACGAAGGGCCGCTCTCGCACCCGGTGGCGCCCGAGGACTTCGCGGCGTGGGCCGAGGAGGCAGGATTCTGGTGCTGCGCTTGGGAGCTGGACGAGAAGATTGAGCCGTGGGCCTGGCTCACGGCGTTTAAGGATCTGCGCACATGAAGCGCCTGGGGCTTCTCGTCCGGATCGATGAGCACTCCGGGCTGACGCATCAGACGCAGGAGATGCTGCGCTGGCTGAAGCCGGAGGCGGTGCTGGTGGTGGAGATGGCGGGCGAACGAGCGCCGGCGCGCGGCCCGCAGCCGGTTGACGCCTGCCGCGGCTGGCCTCGAGCCCGCTTCTTCGGCGATCCGGGCCAGACGACGCCGGATGCCGAGCAGAACATCGTCCACTTCCTGGAGCAATGCGACGTCGTCCTCTCCGTGGAGACGTTCTATTGGCCGTTCCTGTCCATCGCGGCCCGGGCCTCGGGCGTCGAGCGCGTGCTCTACGCCAACCCGGAACTCCTCTCGCCGCGCGAGCATCCCGAGCACGAGGCGGATCGCTACCTCTGGGCGGCGCGCTGGCAGCACGAGCACCCCACGGTGCGGGGCGAGCTGCTCGACTGGCCGACGTCGCCGGATCTCTTCGATCACGCGGAGCGCTGGCGCTCGGTGCCGCATCTCGTTCACGTCCGGACGCCGGCGATGCTCGACCGCGAGGGCTCAGAGATCGTCTACGAGGCCGCGGGATTCATCACGCAGCCCTGCCGCATCCTGATCTACGGCTCGCCGGAGACATCGCAGGACTGGGCGAACGAGTATGTCAGCGTCGAACATCGGCGCCGGCCCGACGACTTCCGCGAGCTCTACGCCGACGCCGACGTCATGCTCTGCCCGCGGCGCTACGGCGCGCTCAGCCTCGTGATGCTCGAGGCGGCCGCGGCCGGGGTGCCCTCGATCACGACGGATGCGCTGCCGCAGAGCGGCTGGTTCGGCGAGTGGCCCGAACTCCTGATCCCTACGGGCGGGCAGTTCATGCACGGCATGAAGGGCAACATGGCGGGCGTTCCTGTCTACACGCCGCACGCTTACGATCTCGGCTATGCGATCGATCGGCTGCTCTCGACGCCGGGGCTGCTCGATGACGTCACTGCCGGCGTCACCGCCTGGGCCATCGAACGCTCCTGGCCCGTGCTGCTCGATCGGTGGAATGTCACGCTGCGCGGGGAATCCACCGCAGCGCTCCAGGCGGACGGTATAACCGGGACGTGACGCTTCTCGGGGTATTCGTCGGAATCGCCATCGGGTTCACGATCGGCCTGGCGCTGGAGGCGTACTGGGCCCGAGTGGCGAAGCAGGCAATGGCGGTCGATGCCGCGGAGCGCGAGGCGGCGCTCAAGGCGGACTACGACTCGGCTCTCGCCGAGGTGGTGGCGCTCAGACAACCCCGCCCGAAGAAGGGCCGGGGTCGTGCCACGACTTGACGCCTTCGCCACCTATCCCCATCACCAGGCCCATCTGCTGCCGATCTGGCGAGCGCTCGATCCGGCCGCGCGCGGCTCGTTCTACGCCGGGCACATGACGGCGTCCATGCGCTGGCTCGAAGCGCACGACGTCGAACCCACCTGGGGCCAGCCGCCCTGGCAGGACGCGCCGGTGCTGTGCGCCTCGGCGAACGAGACGCCGGCAGTCAAACGAGCGATCCTCGCCGAGCACGGCGCGGGCCAGACGTACTTCCCCGATCTCGATCACCCGAGTTGGCCGGGCGGCGCGGGGCGCGACAACGTCTGCCTCTTTCTGTGCCCGAACGAACACGTGGCGATCGCCAACGATCGGCTCTACCCCGCCCGTTCGGTGATCGTCGGCTCCCCGCACGTCGAGCAGCTGCGGGCGCGCCCGCCCTATCCGCTCACACGGCATCGGATCGCGCTCACCACGCACTGGGACATGGACATGGTCGTGCCGGAGCTCCGTTCGGGCTGGGCGCATTACGAGGCGGCATTCGCCGAGGTGGTGCATCAGGCGCCGGAGGACTACGTCATCCACGGGCATCCCCGCAAGCAGGACTACACCAGCCACAAGGCGCGGCAATGGGGCTGCCAGTTCGTCGCCGATCTCGGCGAGCTCACGACGCAGGCATGGCTGCTGATCGCCGATAACACCTCGGCCGGCTGGGAATGGATGGCGCTCGATCGCCCCGTGATCTGGTACTCGCCGCCGTGGTATCGACGAGAAGCGAACTACGGCCTGCGCTTTTGGGACTGCGTCGACGCCGGCGTCCACATCGACAAGCCGGAGGATCTCGAGTCCGCCATCCTGACCGCGCTCGCCGATCCGAAGCCGATCCGCCAACGCCGCGCCACCGTCGCGCGTTGGCTCTTCGGCGCCGATCTCTCCAAGGGCGCGGCCGCGCGCGCGGCCCGGGCCTGCGAGGGGACGCTGTGATCGAAGACGCGCTGGCGCTCTATCGCCTCGTGCGGCTCTCGACGGAGGACGAGCTCACCGCACCGTGGCGAGACAAGGCCCGCAGCTGGGCGCTCGATAAGAAGCGGGGCAAACTGCACTACTTCCTCGGCTGCCCGTACTGCCAGAGCCTCTGGCTGGCGCCGCTCGTGCTCGTCCTCCCACGACGAGTCAAGCGCGGGCTCGCGGCGGCCGGGGCGGTGGCACTGCTGCACGATTTCCGGGAGTGGATGTGATTACGTTCGGCTGGCTGATCCTCTGCGGCACGCTCGTCTGGCTGACGCTCGCGCTGCTGACGCTCCTGGAGAAACGCCGATGAGTCTCTTCGCCAATCTTCTCATGCTCCTCGGTTCGATCACCTGGCTCATCGGCGAGTCCATCGGTATTCATAATCACACCGCCAGCCCGGACACGACGAGCGAATGGCTACGCATCCTGCGCCGCAAGCTCGGCCGGCTGGCGTTCGCCGGCATCTTCGTCGCGCTCTCGACGCTTTTGCTGATCCACACGGAGACGTCCTGGCCGTAGTTTCCTGGAGGCATGCGGCATGGGCGTCCGCTGCGGGCGGTAGAGAACGGCGAGCAGGATTGGTGGACGCGCACTGCGTCGATGCTCGGCGAGATTCTCGCCGCGCAGTCGGCGGCCGACCGGCAGAAGCCGGAGCTGGCCGCGGCGTATGCGCGTGTTGATGCGCTGAAGGCCGAAGCGGGCTGGCAGCCGTCATGGAGTCGCGGCGAGATGGTCAGTCATGCGGTGCTGGCCGGATGGGAGATGCGCGAGTGCAAATGGTGCGGCGATGACTTCGCGGTCATCCGATCCAGTGATCAGCGATGCTGCAGTCGCGGATGCGGGCAGGATTATCGGCGATGGTCCGAGGAGCGTGCTCGGCCGCCGCGACTTCTGCCGCGGATGAAGCCGTGCGAGTGGTGCCAGGTCGAGTTCCAGCCGCACGGTCGATGGATCGAACGGTTCTGTTCGCCATTCTGCTCCGGGTCATATGGCCACTCATGCCGCAAGGTGAAGGAGGAACCGCCGACGCCGCGCGCGGAGGCCGTGTCCGAATGGGAGCGTGCTCTCGTCAGGATGAACGCGTCTCGGCGTGAGGCCGCTTCCTAGAATCTGGTATGCGCCGCTACTCGATACTGATTCTCGCTCTCGCCGTCTTCATCTTCGGCGCGGCTGACGCATGCGGCGGAGGCGGCACCAGCAGGCAGATCCCCGATCCGCCGACGTTGCAGACGATCAGCGCCGGCACGAGCTCGGACATCTCGCTCACCTGGACGGCCATCGCCGACGCCGACAGTTACGACGTCTATCGGGGCACGAGTCCCGGCGGCGAGCTCGAGATTTACGGACAGACGCACTCGCTCGCCTACACCGACACCGGCGAATACCTGTGGCAGCATCTCGTCGCTGGCACCACCTACTACTACGAGGTGACGAGCGTCAACACTGCAGGCGAATCGGTGCGATCGAACGAACTCAACGTGACGGCCGCGGTGCCGGGGAACTGCGTGACGTCGATCGGTTCCACCAACACGTTCCAGGTGAACGGCGTGATCGGCCAGCCGAACAGCTCGACGGCATCGGCGCCGCTCTTCACGCTCTACGGCGACGGCGGTCTCTCGTCCTATAACGTCAGCGTGGACGGTGTCGTCATCCCGGGCGCGTTCTATTCGCAGGGGACAGGCGTCGTCTGCGTCCAGACGCCGCCGACTTCGGACGGCTCGCATACGATTTCGGCGGTCGAACTCAAGCCGAATCCGACGAAACCCGTCACGCCGCTCACCTATCTCATCGACACGGTGCCGCCGCCCGCACCGTCGGCGCCGACGCTCGTTGGCGTGAACGCGGGCAAGATCGCGCTGACGGGCACCGCGCCCGCCGATGACTTCCAGGTGCAGGCGTTCTCGGGGACGAAGCTGCTCGGCGGCGCGGCAGTCATTTCCGGCAGCTGGTCGATCACGACAACAGCGCAAGCCGCGGGCACGTATTCGATCGTCGCGGTCGGTGTGGACAAGGCAGGGAACAAGAGCGCGCCGAGTGCTGCGTTATCCGTCGTCGTGAGCTAACCGCGTGGGCGCGCGCGCGGACGATTACTCTTCGCTCCAATGGCCGCGGTGACGGACGGGCCGCGCACGCGCGGCGGGGGAGTCCTCCTACAGCAGCCGAACGCCCGCGTCCGCCGCTCGTTCACGGCCGCGGCAGAGGTGCTCGACGCCGGCGACAAGGCGCAAGCGGGCCGGCTCAAGAGACTCGCGCAGGACTGGCAGACGCACTCCTGGAGCTATTACAAGAGCCTCGGGCTCATCCACTTCGCTCACGACTATCTTGCCAACTGCGCCAGCCGCAGCCGCCTCTATCCCGGATTCATCGGCAAACCCGGCGATCCCCCGACGCCGCTCGATGACATGGAAGATCCGGAGTTCACGCTCCCCGAGGGCGCGGACAAGAGTTCGGCGCAGGCGACGGTCGACGCCGCCGTTTATCTCGATTCGAGCTACGACGGCGGGCTCGGCGCGCTTATGGGCGACTTCGGACTCAACGTGGCGCTGGCGGGCGAGGGGTTCCTGCACGGCTGCGAGTCCGACGAGACGGAGACGGGCGAACTCTTCCAGGTGCGGTCGGTGATCGAACTGCGAGCGACGTCGGAGGGCTACAAGCTCTATTCGCCGGGGACGCTCGGCCAAACGGGCGGCGAACTCATCCCGCCCGACGAGTACGTTATGCGCCTCTGGCGTAAGGATCGCCAGTGGATCGATCTCGCCGACGCGCCGATGCGCGCGCTGCTCGATGACTGCGACAATCTGCTGGCGCTGAAGCGCGTGCTCCTTGCCTCGACATACTCCCGGATGCACGGCGGCATCCTGAAGGTGCCGAGCGGTCTGCTCTTCCCGCAGCTCAGCGGCGATCCGTCCCAGCAGGCGCAAGACGACCCCGTTATGGACGCGATCAATCGCACCGTGACGCAGGCGATCCAAGATCCGGCGTCCGTCAACGCCGTCGCGCCGGTGCAGATCTCCGGGCCCAAGGAGGAACTCGCCGCGCTCCAGCTCCTCGACATCGGCCGTGGTTACGGGGCCGAGATCCAAAAGCAGATCGCCGACGTGGAACGCACGGTGTGCATCGGGCTCGACTTGCCGCCCGAAATCATCATGGGCCTGGGCGGATCGAATCACTGGAACGCCTTCGCCATCGATGAACAGACGTTCAAGGCGCACATCGAGCCGCTCGTCCTCGTAATCTGCCGCGGGCTCACGAAGGGCTACCTCTGGCCGAAACTGCGCGCGCTCGGCGTCGAGGATCTCGGCCGCTATTGCTTCTGGTACGACCCCTCGGCCCTTATCGGCCACCCTGATCGTTTCGCCAACGCACAGGTGCTCCACCAGCGGTTCGTCATCTCCGATGACGCGCTCGCGCGCGCGGCCGACTTCTCCGAGGACGACGCGCCCGACGACGAGGAGGTGGCGCGTCGTATCGCCATCGCTCAACAGCTGCGGGTGACGATCCGCGCCGCCGAGGTCGCGCCGCCCGGCGAGATCGAACAACCGAGCCAGATCAATCAGCCCGAAAGCGCCACCGCCACCCCGCTTCCCGAGGTCGGCGTCGGCAAGGCCCTCCCCAAAGCTGCCCCTGCGCCGGCTCAGCCTGCGGCGAAAAGCCCGACCCCTTCTCAGCCCGGGCCCCCGGCGCAGGGACGCCCGCCCGCCAAGACAGCCGCGGCGGTGCCCCGGCTCGGCGATCGACTGGCGGCGATCGACCGCGATCTCCTCACCCGGCTGCACGTGCTCGCCGATACGGCGCTACGTCAGTCGCTCGAGCAGGCCGGCCGCCAGCTCTATAAACAGGCCGGTCGGGAGGATCGCAAGCTCGGCGCGTCGCTGCGAAACGTCCCGCTCGAGGAACTCGGGCGCAAACTCGGACGGGATCAGGTGCAGGCGTGGGGGCTCGGCGAACACGATCTGATCGATGAGAAGATGGCGGGCTTCGAGCACGACTATCGCCGCCTCACGGCGAAGGCGCTCGCCGCCGCGCTCATCGCGGGCCGGCAGTCGGACGGGAACCCCGACGCTCTGCCGGATCACGAGATCGAGGACACGGTTGCGAGCGCGGGCCCCTCGATCAGTGCGGGCTGGGCGCTGCTCGCAGGCGCGATCGTCGCGCTGGCGCACGACCGACTCTTCAACGAACCGCCAGGCGCGCCGCCGCGGGGAGAGATCGATACCTCGGCAACGGTGCCGATCGGAACGATCCGCGATTCGCTCGCGGTCGCCGGCGGGGGCCAGAGCGCGGCGCTGCCCACTACTCCGTCCGGTGGCGTCGCGCTCGGCCCGCTCGCGCTCGGCATCCTCAAGCAGGAACTCCAGGTGTTCCCGCAGGGCTGGCAGTGGGTCTGGGGCTTCTACGGTGAGCCCGATCGGCCCTTCGAGCCGCACAACGCGCTTGATGGCCAGGAGTTCTCGAGCTGGGACGACGACGTGCTCGCCAACAACGAGTCATGGCCCGACACCGACTACTTCCGGCCCGGCGATCACAACGGCTGTTGCTGCGGCTACATCCCGATGTTCGCCTCGGATCGCGGCGAAGAGGCAGCGGGCGAATGAACCGCGAACGCGCGAAGCAGATTCTTGATACGGCACTGGAGGTTTCCATGCCCTGGCATATCGCACACGGAGCTGGCTGCCCTTCCGACGCGCCCTGGGCCGTCGTCAAGGACGCGACGTCGGAGACGGTGGGCTGTCATCCTTCCGAGGAGATGGCTCGCCGGCACATGGCGGCGCTCTACGCCAACGAGCCGAACGCCGAGATCCTCGTCGAGCACGACACGCAGACGGGCGAGATGACGATGGACGGTCGCCCGTTCTTCAACGAGAACCACGACGACATCGCTGCGCTTGCCGCTGAATACATCCTCGCCGCGGGCGTCGCCGACGGTCAGCTCGGCAAGCCGTTCACGGTGTTCTTCGTGCCCGAGGGCAAGGAGAGTCGCGACGGACGCCGACTCGCCCTCGATACCACCGAGTTCGATCAGACGCCGCTGCCGATCATGTTCCAGAACACCGCCAGTCACGGCGACGAAACGCCTGATCCCGGCGTCTTCATCGGCGCGGTTCACAGCGCCTATCGCGATCCGCGCGCGCCGCACCGCATGATGGGGCGAGGCAATCTCGTCATGAATCAGGCCGCGGCCGACGCCGAGACGCAGATCCGGGCCGGGCTGCGGGGCGTCTCGATCGACGGCTACGGACTGATGCCGCCCGAGCTTGAGCCTGCCGTGGTCGATCAGGAGGGAAACACCGTCGCACTCCTGCGCACCTTCACGGACACGCGCATCATGGGCGCCACGGTGGTGCCGCATCCCGCTTTCGAGGACTGCTGCATCTGGTTCGATGACGAAACCGAACCCGAGCGCGTCGCGGCGTGCATGCCCGATCAGCCGGCCCCGCCCGCCGAGGTACAGCTGCCCGATCACATGCCGGCATTGCTGGCCTCGTCCGCGCCGCTCAAACCGCCGCGCGCGTGGTTCTTTACGCCCGAGCCGAGCGCGATCCAGGCGCTCGAAGTGACGCCCGACGGCCATATCACCGGCCATATCGCGGCGAAGGGGATGTGCCACACCGCCTATAAGGGGCGCTGCGAGCCCTATCCGCCGTCGCGATCCGATTACCGTTTCTTCCACGTCCACGCCGCCGAGACGGCCGAAGGCGAGAAGATCCCCTGCGGCGTGCTCACCATGGAGACGACGCACATGCGCGATCCCTGGGGCACGCCGCGCGAGACGCTCGATCACTACGATCACTCCGGCTTGCAGGCGGCGAAGATCCGCGCGGTAAACGGCCGCTACGGCATCTGGGTGTCGGGGGCGCTGCGTCCGGGACTCGAGGATCGCGATCTCTGGATGCTCTGCGGCGCGGCCGTGTCGGGCGACTGGCGCGAGGTGCGCGAAGGCCAGAAGCGCTGGAAGGACGAACTCGTCGCGGTGCTCTGCGTGAACTCGCCGGGATATCCGATCCCGCGCCCCGAGGTACTCGTCGCGAGCTCGGGCGAGATCCTGGAACAACGCGGTTCGCTCGCTGGAGACGGAAGACTGTCCTTTGTCGCGCCCGCGCGCGATAGTGAAACCGAGCCGGCGGCATCGCCTCCGACGATTCTCGGGGGAACCATGACGAACACGAACACGGCCAACTCGAGCTGGGTGGAGACGAGCCAGCCCGGCAGATCGTTGAACGAACCCTGCCCGGACTGCGAACGGATCGCCGAGCTCGAAGCGCTCGTGGAGCAGCTCGAGGGCGAGAACCGAGCTCTCCGCGCGCAGATCGCTCGGCCGACGGTCGCCGCCGCGCGCGAAGAACGCAATGCGGCATTGCTCCAGCGCATCGAGGCCGCAGCCTCGGGCGATACGAGTCTGCCGCTCGCCGATCGGGGAGCTCCGTGGGACGGTCCCGCGGCCGAAGCCTCCATCTGGGCCTGGGCCAAATCGGGCGACTCCTTCGATTGGGGCAAGGCCGCCCAGGGATTCCTCTGGCACGCGCCGAACCCGTCGAAGAAAGGCGACTTCAAGCTGCCGTTCGCCCGCGTGGTCGGCGGTCGCTTGCAGGCCGTCCCGCGCGGGGTCTTCGCCTGCGCGCAACGCCTCGACGCAACAACCGACGTCCCGGCCGCGGACAAGGCGGGGATCAAGTCGAAGCTGAATGCGCTCTACAAACGCATCTCGACGCCGGATAATCCGGCAACGCCGCCGTGGCAGGCGGCACTCGAGCCCGCTCCGAGCTGAGGTTAGGCGGACCTCGCCGAGGGCGAACCGAGGGGGACTCAATCTCCTCTCGGCGAGGTCGGCGCTACTTCACTGATAGGCAGCTCCGAGCCGCCGCGCGGATTTTACCCTGATTGATCGTGCATAACACGGTGCGTGCCAATCCTTGACGCGATCGTCGTCTATCCGCCACGCGCGCGCGCAAGTGTGGTTTCATAACCGGGAACGACGGGAACACCCCTCCGGCCCAGCCCCCGGAGCACACCCTCCCAGCGCAGCAGATCTTGCTCGTTACACCCCTGGGAGGGGACACATGGACCGCATCCGTCAATTGCTCGCCCTGCTCGCGGAGCCCGCCGATCTGAGCAACGACGAACTCGCGCAGGCCGTCATTGAGTTGCGTAGCGCCTCCCAGGACTTCGCGCTCACGGCCGACGCCGACACCGTCGAGGGCACCACGCTGTTGTCCGAGGTGGCAGTCGTCGTGGAGGCGACGGTCGATCTCATGAACGAACGCGAAGAGGCAGACGCCGAGCGCGCCGCGGTGCGCGCCGATCTGCTCGAGCGCATCAACGGCCCGAAGGCGGAGACACCGCCCGAGGAACTGCCCGCCGATAGCGGCGAGGAGCAGAGCTCCGGCGAAGGCGAGGCGCCCGCCGAAGAGCCCGCAGCCGAGCCCGCCGAAGAGCCCGCAGCCGAGCCCGAGGCCATCGCGGCGGCGACGGAGTCACGCCCGCGCACCAACCAGGTGCCGATCGCGCTCCTGAACCGTACGCAGCCCGTGTCCACCAAACCGCGCGTGCAGGCCGAGGCCGAGGCGCGGCCGGTAATCCGGGCCGCCGGCGATCTCCGTGACTTCGGCACCAATCAAGTGCTCGACTGGGATCAGGCGGCCATGGCGATGTCCGATCGCCTGCGCGGCGTCGAGCGCGACAACGGCCCGGTGGCGGACTTGCGTGCCGGCACGATCGACTGGCGTCAGCAGTACGACGCCACGCCCGAGCGCCGGATCAACGGCATGCCCACCGAGATCATCGACCAGCGCTTCCGGGCCGTCGTCGGTGACATTCCCGGCTACGACATGAGCGTGCTCACCCCGCGTGAGCCGGGCAAGGTCGCATCCGGTGGCATCTGTGCGCCGGTGACGGTGCGTTACGAGCTCGAGGAGGTGTCGCAAGCCAGCCGGCCGCTCCGTGACGGATTGCCGAGCTTCAACGCCGACCGCGGTGGCATCCAGTTCAACACGCCGCCGCACCTCGTTGACATCTTGGCCGATCAGTCGTCGGCCACCCTGACCACGGTCACCGCCGCCCAGGACGCCGCGGCGGGCACCAAGACGGTGCAGGAGGCCGCGTGCGGCACGTTGAACACCGTGCAGGTACGTGCGATCTGCGCCCGCCTGCAGTTCTCGAACTTCACCGACCGCTACAACCCCGAACGCATGCGTGCGTTTATGGGCCTTGGCATGGCGGCGCACTCCCGCCTCGCCGAGCGGGAGATTCTCGAGGACATGCGCACGGCGTCGACGCTGACGCTCGGCGGCACGCAAGAGGTCGGCGCCGCTCGCCAGCTCATCGAGGTCATCCAGGTGGCGTCACGCGCGCAGCGCTATCGCCATCGGATGTCCGAGGACTACCCGATCCGCTGCGTACTCCCGATGTGGGTCGCCGATGTGATCGAAGTCGACGTCTTGAAGCAAGCGCCCGGTGACAACGTCATCAACGGCGCGCCCATCGAAGGCGAGAACTGGATCACCGAGCAACTCGCGAGCGACAACATCCGGCCGATCTTCCAGCTTGACGACGCTCGCACCAATAACGCGCTCGGTGCCGGCGCTCCCGCGTTCACGGGCCAGACCGGTTTGGGCGCAACGCTCCAGGACTTCCCGGGCCGCGCCGAGATCCTGCTGTACCCGGAGGGGAGCTTCTTGTTCCTCGACGGCGGCCAGCTCGATTTCGGTATCACCCGGGACTCGACGCTGAACAGCCAGAACCGATTCCAGACCTTCTTCGAGTCCTTCGAGGGCGTCGCCTTCGTCGGCGTCGAATGCCTGGACATCTCAGTGCTCCTCTGCGCTTCAGGTGCCGCGGCAGCGCTCGTGACCACCAAGTGCGGCGGTGTCGGTTCCTGATCAGGGAGGAGTCGATGGTGGAGGGCTGGCCCGCAGCGGCCCTCCACCTCGGCATTGAGAGGACGCGCACATGGCAGAAGCGGCAACTCCGGTCGATGCCGAGAAAGCCACCGCCAACCGCGCTGGCAGCCTTCTCGGCTCGATCACGCCAGTGGTCGACGGCTCGGATTACGAGACGCCCGACATCCTGTCGCCGCGCCTCGACTCGGCGCAGTACGGGACGGAAGGCGCCACGCGCGATCGGAGCGTCCGGTGGGTGAACGGTTACACGTTCTACCCCGACGACTGCTACGGCGGGCATCTGATGGATCCCTGCCAGGTAGGCCACGCCGACGTGCCGGCATTCAGCCAGCTCACTGCGATCGGTGTCACCGAGCCGGTCCATCCGTTCATCGTGGAAGCCACGGATCAATGCTCGACGTTCGGCGCGCCCGAGGCGCTTCACATCGAACGGCTCAAGCGCAAGTTCTACGCCGTGCGGTCGACGCGCATCGCCAAGGAATGGTGGCGGGGCGATCAGGCCCAGGCGTCGTCATGGACGGAGAATCAATATCTGGCGAAGGCGGGCGCGTTCGGTTCGGGCGGCGCCTCGATCATCTCCGGCGTCTACGGCTACATCTCCGCGCTCGCCGCGTTGGAACAGGCGATCGCCAATCAAACCGACTGGGGACGAGGCGTCATTCACGCCACGCCGCGCGTCGTCAGCCACTGGATCGCCGAGCACATGGTGCGGGCCGTGCCGAACCCGCCGAACGTGCTCATGACGGAACTCGGGACGATCGTCATCGCGGACTCGGGCTACGACGGCTCGGGCCCCGGCGACAGCCAGGCCGGGCTGGGCCAGCTCACGCACGTTCAATGGGCCTACGTCTCGGGCATTCCCCAGATCCGCCTCGGCCAGGTCTACATGCTCGACACCGACGACGACCACGTGGCCGTCGACCGCAGCACCAACACCCGCACCATCCGCATGTGGCAGTTCGCCTCGGTGGCGCAGACGCCCTGCATTCACTCCGGCGTCATCGTCAACCTCGGCACTGCAATCTCCGTACCCGGTAGCTAAGGAGCACCGCAATGACACAACCCTGTTATCAGTCGCTCCGAGCGGTGCGCATCCGGGCCTCGAAGATCAACTCGAGCACGGGCGCGCCGACGGTCGGCGCTTCCAATGGCGTCGTGAGCTCGGCGCAGATCCAGGCGCAGATCGGCATCACCATCACCACCGGCGATACCGGCACGCAGAAGAACGGCGACGGTGTGACGTGCGCGACGTTCACCGACCCCGACACCCTGAAGAACGTCACGATCGCGCTCGATCTCTGCTCGGCCGATCCGATCCTGCGCGGCATTCTGACGTCGGGCACGATCTTCACCGATCCCGCTCACGCCTCGATCGCTGCCGGCTTCCAGAGTCTGGCGGTCGGTTCGTCGCCGACGCCGGTCTGCTTCGAGCTCTGGACACGGGCCTGGGACGGTTCCAGTCAGACGAGCTCGACGACGACGTTCGGCAACGGCGTCGCCGCCTATTGGCATTGGGTCTTCCCGTGGACGACCTGGGTCGAGGATCAAACGACGCTGTCCAACGGCATTCACACGCTGCCGCTCAAGGGCACCGGCGTGGCGAACAGCGCGATCACGGCGAACGGCCCGTTCAACGACTGGCCGACGTACGTGGCGCAGAACGGCGGCGTCACGCAGCCTTACGGTTACTTCCTCGACTCGCAACTTCCGTCCGCGACCTGCGGCTTCACGGCCGTCCCGGCCGGTTCCTAGCCTGGGGGGCCATGACCACGCCCGCCGTCGATCAACCGAACGTCCCCTGGGTTACGCCCGGGGGCGTTCGGAAGATGGAGCCCTACGAACGAGCCGCGGGTTCCATGGATACCGGCCTGCTGACGCAGATCTGCCTCGTCGCCTCGACGTGGCTGTGGCGCGCCACGGGCCGGCGCTGGAGTGGGGAGGCGTCGGAAACGGTGCGGCCGGTCGGGCGCTGGCATTCGATCCAGCCGCGCGGCCCGCACCAGAACGACCCCGCCTATACCACGACGTTCGATCCCAGCTTCTTCTCCTCGAGAACGGGCCAATACGGCTGGCCCTCGGCGCAAGGCCGCCAGGAATGGGCCTGGGAATGCCTGCTCGGCGAGTACCCGGTCGTCTCCGTCGATCAGGTCGTCATTGACGGCGCGCTATTCGATCCGACAATCGCCTCCGGCCCGCAGGCAGGGATGCCGTCCTACCGCCTGGACGATCAGCGCTGGCTCGTCCGTTGCGACGGGGGCTCGTGGCCGTTCTGGCAGGACTGGCGTCTCCCCGCCGACGTGGGGCCGAACCGCCAGGGAACCTGGCAGGTGAGCTTCACCTTCGGCGAGGCGCCGCCTCCGGACGGGATCTGGGCCGCACAGGTGCTCGCGGGCGAGCTCGCGCTCTCCACGAACAACGATTCAGCCTGTCGGCTGAACTCGCGCGTGCAGTCGATGGCGCGCCAGGGCGAGTCCATGCTGCTCGTCGATCCGATGGTGCTGCTCGAGGGGAAGCGTTGGGGCATCCGCGAGATCGATATGTTCGTCATGGCGGCGAATCCTTACGGCCTGCAGCAGCGCACGGCGGTGCTCTCCCCGGATATCCCGCGCGCGGTGCGCCATACCGGGTGAGCATTCGCGACCAGCTCGAGCGGAATCTGCGCCAGCGGGTCGCCGCCAATCTCGAGTCGAGTCGTACGATCCTCGTTGAGTTGATCCGCGCCCCGCTCAACGACATCTCGGGCCAGCTGAAGGCGGGCATCCTCGTCGACACCTGGCGCGAAGAGGGCAGCCGATATTCCTCCTCGGTGCGTTCGCTCGCGCCGTATTCCATGTGGGTCGATCAGGGAACCGGCGTCTACGGCCCGCTCGGCGGCCGCATCTACCCGCGCTCGGCGAAAGCTCTGCACTTCTACTGGTATAAGCGGGGCGCCTGGTACACGTTCGCCTCCGTCCGCGGCTCGCCGGCGCAGAACTTCTTTGAGAAACCCATGCCGGACTACTTCGCGCGCGCGCTCGAGGCCGCATTCCCATAGCCGCAACGCCTGGAAAGTACGCTTCTCGCATGCGAATTCTCTACGGCAATCGCGATCCCTGGCACTATGTCGACGGGCAATTCGTCCGCGCGCTCGAGCAGCCGGCCGTGACGGAACAGCACCTCACCGATGCGTTGAACAATGACGGCGACGCGATGCTGACGTACACGGTCGGCACCAATGGGCAGGAGATCCGCGATCATCTCTTCGAGAATCCGATCACGAGTCGCATGGCCGCGAACACGGCGCTCCTCTCCTCGGTTGGGCAGTTCAAGCACACGAGCCCGGAGCCGCCCGCCTGGGTCGCCGTCGAGCCCGAGGGCCGCGATCCCGCAATGGCGGCCGACATGGAACGCTGTCTCGCCGAATACTGGGGCTGCGCGCGCGGCGTGCCGGCCGATGTCGAGGCTACGCACTGGACGGAACATCAGATCGACGGCGGCATGGTCGCGTTCGCGCCGGGAGAGCATCCGTGAGCAAGGTCAATCAGACACGCGACGTGCAATCAATCTGGTTCGGGATCAATAACAACGCGGCGGCGGTTATGGCCGCCGGTGCCGCGACCGCGTCGGGCGCGACCTCGCTGACGACTGTCACGACCGCAGCCGCAGTCAACTGCTTCGCCGGGCAGGCTGTCTATGCGAACACCGCCGCGAACACCGCGACGCAGGCGACCGAGATCTACGGCATCATCCAGTCGAACACCAACGGCGCGAACACCGTGCTCACCATCGACGGCTGGACGACGCTGGCGGGCGCGGCTGGCGCGACGCCTTCCGCGACGACGTTCTACATCATCGGGCCGCCGCCGCCGTTCTGGTTCATCGCCCTGTCCGACTCGACCTCCGCCGTCGCGGGGACGGAGACGGGCGCGGCGATGGGCGGCACCGAACTGACGACGAACGGTCTCGCCCGCGCGCTCGCGGACACGCTCACGCACACGGCCGGGACGACGACCGCGGTGGTCGGTAAGACGTTCACCTACTCGGCGGGGACGCCGCAGACGATCGGGCGCGCCGCGATCGTGAACAGCCGCGTCGCCAACAAGAACTTCGCGCACTTCATCACGCAGTTCGCCTCGGCGACGGTCGGTTCGATCGGCGACACGCTCCAGGTCATCGACACGCTCACGGTCGGTTGACGTGCCGTTCGACACGCATGCGAACCTGATCCGATCCACGATCGTGACGCCGCCGTCGCCAGCGACGACGGGCACGACGTTGGAGGTAGGCCCGTCCGATCCGATCGTGGGGGAGGCTCCGCCTTTCAACTGCACCGCGTGGCCGAGCAGCGCGGCGTTCCCAACGCATGACAACGCCGAGATCGTGCGCGTCACCGGCATTTCATCCACCCTCGACACGACCGCGCAGCCGTTCTTCGCCATCGACAGCAACGGCTTCAGCAACGAGCCGTTCCTGATCCTCGTCGGCTTCAACCAGTTCGTCACCATGTCATTTAGGGTGCAGACGTCGATCCCGCAGGGCGTGGCGGTGACGCAGGCGATGATGTTCGTGTGGGAGGAAGTGTCCCTCGGCGCGTATTCCGCGGACTGTACGGTGTGGGGCGACGACGGCACCGGGCCAACTGCGGCAACCGTGCAGTTCAACTACACGGGCTTCTCGGGCTACAACCAACTCGACATTACGCCGATCGTGCAGGAACTTGTGAACCGGTCGTCGTGGACCGGCACCTTCACGATCACGTTCAACGACAACGGCACTTCGCTGCTCGGGTTCGACGTCATCAACGCCGGGCCGACTTACATCCAGATCACGGCGACGAATCCGGTTCCTGTGCTGACGATCCAACGGCATCAGGAAGGCACGTCCGCGATCCCGCTCGCGGCAGGCGACAACTTGGCGCTGACGATCACGAAGAAAGTGATTACGGACATTGAGGATAGAATCAGTCAGCAAGGCTGGCCGATCTTCTCGATCCCGGATTTCGCGCCTGCTGGGCATGTGTTTGGTGTCGGCGACGATGCAGCCTATGTGCAGGCCGCGGTGGATGCGGCCGCGGCGGTGGGCCGCGGCACCATTTTCTGGCCGCATGGTTGTCTGACGAAGATCAGGACGTGCATCAATCTCCCTGCCCGCGGCACCTACAGGTTCACCGTCGATCCGGGCGGCATGGCCGACTCCGTCTATCTCTACAACGCGAATCCCGCATACTCCTCCGGCATCGTCGTTGATACCGGCATCGCCGGGATGCCTGCTGGCTGGCAGGCGGGCCTCGACATCGTGTTCAACTCGTGGAACGCGACCAACGCCGGGCCGGGAGCGCAAGGCGAACTCAATCTCGTCTTCGACGGCATCATGCTTTACAACAGCACCGGAAGTCTCAAGGTCGGCCTCGTCACGATCTGCGGGAACGTCAATCAGTGGGCGGTGCGGAACTGCATCACGACTGCCGCAGGCCTCGTCTACAAGTTCAGTCCTGCGGGGATGGGCCAGGATTACCTCGGCATCATCGAGGGCAATCAAGGCTCCGGGTGGATGCTCTACGCGCCACAAGGTGGCCCGTTCATCGGTGTCATTGCGCACAACACCTGGTACGCGACCGGCGATGTCTTAAACCCGATGCCGATCGGTGAGGTGATCGACCAGCAGGATTTCTGGATCTGGTCTTGTCATCACAACGTCTTCCAGACCGCGAACAACACGGTCGCGGGCAACCGGGCGATGATCGCCGTCCACAACATCGTTGAGACGATCCTCGGTCAGATCGATCACAACGCGTTCTACGGCGCGACCGGCGCGTGCATCTATTGGAAAGACGACGCCGCGACGACCGTGAACAACGCGTCGGGCGGCATCACGATCGACTACAACCAGTTCGTCGGCTGGAACCAGGCCGGGCGCGACGAGACGCAATGGGCGTCGGCCGCGCTCGTCATCGACGCCTCTACGGGATCTCCACCGGATCAGCAGATCAACATCGGGCCGAATACCTTCTCGGGCGGCGCGCAGATCGGCAGCGCGACCGGCGCGCACTTCGGCATCTGGCTCATCGGCACCACCGATCCGGCTCCACCGGTCGGCGACCCACCGAACGCCACGAACTATCCGCGTGGCGTCATGGTGTCGCCGTTCCAGATGTTCCGTCAGTGTCAGACGGCCAACATCCTTATCGATGACGGCGGCGCGATGGGCGGCTCGGCGCAATGGGTGCCCGCGCGCATGGGACAGATCGAATGCTCCAACCTGTTCATGGCGGGCACGCTGCAAGCGCAGTTCGGCATCCTGGTCGGCGGCAGCCACTTCTCCGGCTCCGGTTCCGTCAGTGATGTGAGCGCGGCAGGCGCGGCGCAGGATCTCTATTTCGGTTACAGCGCCGGGAGCGGCAAACACCATTTCTTCTCGTCAGCGGACGGCACGACTGTCCTCGACCTCGACGCGCACCTCATGCGGGTCGGGTTCTTCGGCCACGCGACCGTCGCGCAGGCGACCGGATGGGGCGCGCCGACCGGCACCGCGACGCGCACGACGTTCGCGACGGGCAGCGTCACGCTGTCGCAGCTCGCCGAACGCGTGAAGGCGCTGATTGACGATCTGACCAGCTACGGCCTCCTGCATTCATGATCGGCTGAGGGCATGTTCGCCGGGATCGAGTTCGCAGGAGCGGAGTTCGCGGGCATCATGTTCACGGGCGGCGCCGGAGCCAGCCCGCTCGCCTCGACGTTCACGGTCGACGCGCAAGCCACGCTGACGCTTGATCGTCCTTCTAAGCTGACGTTGGACGCCGAGGCGGAGGAGACGATCCCATGACGATCGCGGCGGCGCAGCCGATCTATCAGGTAATCACCGGCCAGGCGCTGCCCGATACCGGGCTCTTCGTGCGCTCGGGCGGCGTGCTCCTCACGGGGCTGAACTCGGGCTATACGTTCTCGCTGCGAGTTCGCAACCCGAACGACGATGCCACGCTGTTCACGAAGACGACGGGGTTCACGGGCCAGATCGGCTCGGGTTCCGAACCGGGCGGCGTGCCGAATCTCGTTATCGCCTGGGCCGTTTCGGGCGAACTCGACACGCTGACGATCGGCGAGGTTCATAAGGCGCGTCTCACGATCACGCGCGTGAGCGACTCCAAGCCCTATATCTACGACTTTCTCCTCGACGCCGATTCATGACGTCGCTCTCGCAAGTCATTCCGGCGCTCCTGCGGGATCTCGGCGCCGGCGCGCTTGGTGCTTATACCGACGTGGCGGATGGCCCGCTCCCGGTGCCCGAGCTCGTTATCCATCACGACGGCCCAGCCCCGACGATCGACTGCGGCGATCTCCTGATCGTGACGCCGACGGCTCTCACCTCGGCGTTTCAGGGTTCGGTGGAGAACTGCGCCTACGTCCTGCAGGTAGGGATGAGCGTCACGATTACGCGCTGCGTGCCGAATCTCCAGCCCTCGGGCGAAACGGCGGAGAACGAGGATCTCACCGCGGCGGCGCTCGGGCTCGCCGGCGACATCTCTACGCTCTGGTACGGGCTCATCGGGCGTTGCCGCGCGGACACGCTCTTCACGAGCTTCGCCGGCATCATGTGCGGCGACGTCTCCTGGCACGACGGCCGGCCGGGAGTCGGCGGCGGCATCGGATGGTGGACGCTCCCCGTCACGGTTACGGTCGGAGCTCCGCTGCTCTAGGGCTTCGACGCATGCGTTTGCACTAGCCGCAAGCATCCGAAGGGCGCGCCGTACAATTTGGTCATGGCTGAACGCGACCGTAAGGATGATCCGATCAAGAACCAGAAGCGCGTGCTCGACGCGACGGTCGCTCGCTCAGAGAGCGAAGACGAACCGGAAGGCGTGATCCTCTGGGGCGATACTGAGCCGACCACGCTTATAACTCTTGTACGGCGCGAGTTGCCAATGGAACTGCTTACTCCACGGACGGAATCTCCTGCACCTGACCCACTACCATCCGAATAAGCACGAACCGGCTCAAGTACGCTTGCGCGCGTGCTACGACTCTTCACCGATGGCCCTCGGGCTGGCTACGCCGCCATCACGTTCGAGACTGACGAGGGCGAACGCACCATTACGATCCGGCGCGCGCCGTTCGGTTATTTCAAGCGCTGCCGGGCCCTGCTCGATGAGGTGAGCGCCAAGCAGACGGCGAAGCTCCGTGAGGTCGTCATCGAGAAGAGCGAGGGCGAGACGGCGACGGCCGAGGAACTCAACGCCGCCATGGTGATCTGGCAGGACTACGCGGACGAGACGATCGCCGACTGGTGGCGGTTTGTCGTCGAGGGCGACGGCGAGACGAATAAAGGGCTCGGCGACGGGCCGCTCCCGCCGTTGGACGACTGGCCGGCGTGGCTGATCGAGGGCCCCGCCGCGCGCGAGCTCGTCAATCACTGGCGGGCCGTCCCTTTGGCCCGTGGCGACGACGGAGCGAACCTGGAGTTGATCCCGCCGATCCTCCTTCGGCAGTAGAGCATCGGCCGCTGGCGGGGACGTGGTTCGATGAGATCGCCGTCATCTACGAAGCCTGCGCTCACGTCGGACTCGGCCCGCGCGCGGTTGACGAACTCGAACTCTGGGAGATCGCGGCGGTGATCGGCGCCAACCGCCCGCCCGATATCTACGATGATGAGATGGGCGTCCATGCCTGGAACGAGGCACGAGCTCGCGCGGTGCTCGCCGGCGAACCCGAGCCGCAATTCGAGGACTTCTATGAACTGAGCGACGCCGACAATCCTCTGCCCGATTTCGCGGGCGGCTTCATCGGGCCGGGGGTGAACTGACATGCCCGAGCCGCTTGAAGAGGAACTCAGTCTCGACATCTCCCCGGCGCTCACCTCGATCGGTTCGCTCGATGACGCGCTGACGGCGGTCATCCAGAACTTCCAGGTCGGGCTCGCTTCTGCCATTCAGTCGCTCACCGAGGCGACGACGATCACCGCCCAGCCCGTCGACATTGCCGTCCAGGCCGACGTGACGCCCGCCGAGGCCACGATCCAGGGGCTCTCCAACGAGACGGTCGACATCGCCGTGGATGCCGATACGACGCAGGCCCAGGCGGGCCTCAACGATCTCGCCACCAGCGCAGGCGGCGCAGCAGGCGGGCTTGAGCAAGTCAAGGGCGCCTCGACGGGCGTTGGCGTGGCGGCGGGCCTGGCCGCTGGCTCCGGACGCAAACTGGCGGATGCGTTCGGATCGATCGGCGAGGGTGCCGGCGCCGTGGTCGCGGGTGGCGTTGCGCTGACGGCGTTCTTCGGCACGACGATCGCGAAGGCGGCCGACGCGCAGGCGCAACTCGCTCGATTCAATAACGTCTTCGGCGATCTCGCCGGTTCCGTGCGGAACATCAACGTGGGCGGCCTCGTCATCTCGCTGGATGAACTCGGCAGAAAGAGCGGCACCACTACCGCCGATCTCGAGAACTCCGCCAGCCGCATCGGGCTTCTCGGGAAAACCGCGGAGGCATCGACGGCCCAGATCAAGACGACGACCGATCAGATTCTCGCTTTGGGCGGCACGCTCTCCGTGCAGAATCCTCGGCTGGGTGACGCAGCTGCAGTGAGTGATCGCCTGACGACTGCCCTCGCCCGCGGCGGGCGCGCAGCTGCGCAACTCGGGCTAAACGTCCCAACGGACGAACTCAAACGGCTCTCAGAGCAGATCGCGGGTGCCGGGAATCAGGTGACGTTCTTCGACAAACTCATGGCGGGCGCGCAGATCGCCACGGGCGCATTCGGTGACACGCTCGGTACGCAGTTCGCGCAAGGCGCGCAGAATGCGCAGGTGCAGATCCGCGCGCTCGGGGTTGCGCTCGAGGAGAGCCTGATCCGGATCGGCACGCCACTCCTCGGCCCGACGGTGGATCTGCTGACGAGCCTGGTGCCGATCGCCGAGCAGGTCGGGCGCGCGCTCGGCTCGATCGCCCAGATTGCGGTGCCGGCGTTCCAGGTGCTCGAGCCGGTGTTACACGTCGTTGCCGACGTGCTCGGGCTGATCGCCGACGGGCTCGATCACATCCCGGGCCCGCTCGCCGACGTCGCCGCGGGGTTCGTTCTCGTGACGCTGGCGGTGGGGCGACTGCTCCCGCTATTGGAGGGGCTCAATCTCGTCGAACTCATCAGCAACCCGGTGTTTATCGCCGTCGCCGCGCTGGCCGCGCTCGGCGCGGCCTTCGACATTTTCGGCGGGAAAAGCGACGCGGCCGCCAAGAGCGCCAAGGACTTCAACGACGCGGTCTTCGGCGCGGGTTCGGGATTCCAGTCGCTGCATGACAAGGTGACGAACCTCATCCCGGATGTCACCAAGTTCGCGCAGGCGACGATCGATGGCATCGATGCGGCCTCCAAACTGCGCCTCGCGCTCGATGATGCCGGCGGGGGAGCGCGCGGGATGGCAGACGCGCTCACCGGGACGAACACGCACTTCGCTAACTATGAGAATGTTGTACGACGCGCTGCCGGCGTGAGCGATGATCTCCAAGCGAAATTCGAGCGCCTCGCGAACGGGAATCTCAATGCTGCGCAATCATCGGGCCAGTTCTCCGACGCGGAACTCCACGCCTTGGCGGGGACACAGGATCTGACGAAATCGCTTGACGCGCAGCGAAAGGTGTATGAAGCGCACTCGGCGGCGGCGCTTCAGGCATTCGTCACGAGCGGGCAACTGAACCAGGCTCAGATCGATCAGATCAAGGTGACGGACGCCGCCTCGATCGCGCAGGGCGACTACACCAAGGCGCTCCAGGACGCCAATCTTGCCGCCCAGCAGGCCGCCGACGCGCAGTCGGCCGCGAACGTCAAGACGGCCGCGAGCTCGGGCGCGCTCGCTTCGCTCGTCGAGTCATTCCGCCAGGGCAACATCTCCGCCGAGACGTTCTCGACAACGCTGCAGACGAACTACAACGTCTCGGCGAGCGACGCCAAGACGATCACCGACGCGCTGACGAAGAGTCTCCAGGACTTCGCCGACGCCGCGGTGAAGGCGCTCCCTACTGCGGGCGGGGCGATCCAGAACTTCGCCAGCGGCGTCAAGACCGCGCAGGCGAATCTCGCGCAGGCGGTGACATCGGGCGCCAATGCCGTTGCGCAAGCGCAGAAGCAACTGGATCAGACGATCGCGGCAACCTCGAAATCGGGCGGCGTATCAACTGCTGTCCAGAACGCGCAGGATTCACTCCAGCGCGCGCAGGACAATCTGGCCCGCATTCAGAGCCAGGGCGGGACGAATCAAGCATCCGCGATCACCTCGGCGCAGGGTCAAGTCGACGCCGCGAACACGCGGCTTCTCGATGCGCAGCGAGCCGCGGATGCGCGTCTGCAATCGCAGCTCGACAGCCGCAATCAGCGCGTCGCCGATGCGCAGAAAAATCTCGCTGATGTCCAGGGAAAGTCCGCCGCCGATATCAAGGCCGCGCAGGACGCGGTCGTCAAGGCGGTTGATCCGGAGACCCTTGTCAAGGAACTGCAATCGAACCTGACGAACATCGCGAACTTCACGAAGAACATCGACACGCTCGTCCACGAAGGCTTCACCTCCATCGCGGCCGAGCTCGTGAAACAAGGCCCAACCGTGGCCGGGGGGCTCGCCGAATCGCTCGTGGATCGCCCGAAGATCGCCAAGTCACTCAACGCGCTCACCGAGGAAGGCGATAAACAAGCGGAGCAATATCGGCAGCACGCGTTGACGGTCTGGGCGCCGATCATGCAGGGCGCGACCGCGACGCTCGCCGATGGGACGACGCTCGCCTTCAAGCCCGATCTCGTCGGACAGATGAATAAGGCCGTCGCCGATCTCTCCGATCATCTGCTCAAGAACGTGCCGGCGCAACTCTCCTCCAACGCCGTGCTGCGGCGCGTCGGCGAGAGCGTGGGGACGAACGCCGCCTCCTCCGTCTCGCAGGCCGGCCCTGTGATCGTGCAGGCTGCAGCCGGGGTCGCCAGCGCCGCGAACACCGCCTTCGATCAGACGTTCAATCCGGACAGCGTCGCCGGCAAGACGATGCTCAAGGTGCCGGCTGCGGTGCAGAAGAACGCGCCGCCCGCCTACGTTGCGACGGGCCAGCTCGGTAGCGATATGTCGCGGGCTTTCGAGAACGCGCTTGATCTCGAGGGTGCCGTCAAGGATCAGATCACGCTCGCCGCGAAGGCATTCGACAACACGCTCAAGCTCGACGCGGCTGCGCTGACGGCCGGATTCCGTGCCGGCGCGGCGTTCTCCATCGGCGTCGGGCTCGGTGCCAACACGCAGGCGAACGCGCCGACGCAGAAACAGCCGACGACGCATGGCGCCGAGGCCCGGACTTCAGCTGCGACGAGCGCCAGTCAGTTCACCGTCAATCAAGTCTTCAACGAGAAGGTCGATCCGCAGCACGTGATCGCCGAGCTCGCCTGGCAATTGAGTCATCCATGACGGCCACCTCGTGGTTCGTGCAACTTGCGAATGCGCTCACGCTCGATGCCAGCACGGTCGACGCGGATGGGAATCTCTGGACGGCCACCGAACTCGCGGGCTGGTTCGGCACGACGAACGTCCGATCGGAGAGCGGCGAAGCGGCGCCGCTGGGTTCGGCGTTTACCGTCGGGCGCGAGAACGGGCGGGCCATGACGCTTGTGGGCGCCGCGTACAGCACAAGCGGCAAGAAACTCGGCAGCACGCAATGGCATCTCGCAGAACGGCGGCTCAAGGCCGCGGTGGCGAACTGGGTGGCGTCGCCCGCACTCCTCAAGGTGACAGAGCCGGGCCTCGCCGCGCAGGCGATGGTCTACCGCGTCGGCAATGTCCTGATCGGCGGGAACCCGCCGTTCTTTACGATGGACTTTCAGATCCCGCTCCTGGCGATGGACCCGCGGCGCTATTCGCAGAACCTGACGACGAACACGAGCCTGCTGCTCACCGGCTCTAACGGCGACGTCGGCGCGGCTGTCACGATCACCTCGGACATGCCGACCGGGCCGCTCGTCACGATCAACGGCCCGGCCGGGACGCCGTTCATCCGGAACAACTCGCTGTCCGGCAGCCCAAAGGTGCAATACAACGGGACGCTCGGCGGCGGGGACACGCTCGTCCTCGACTTGCAGAACCTGACTGCGGTACTCAACGGGACGACCAACGTCCGCGCCAATCTCTCGCTCGCGAACTGGTGGCAACTCTGGCCGGGCGTGAACAACCTGGAGTATTTCCGTTCATCCGGTTCATCGAACTCGACCGCGCAGCTCGACTACCGGCAGGCGTACTCCTGATGGCGATCACCGGATTTGTTCACGACGCCGCGAAGAAACACATGGTGGACGGCGCGTTCCCGTGGACGTCGACGATGTCGCCGCGAGCGATGCTGGTTCTGAAGAACACCTGGACACCGCAGGCTTCTGACAACTTCGTGCAGACCGCCATCACGGCCGGAGCGACGGAGCTGTCCGCGTCCGGTTATGCGCGGCTCGCGCTTGTCGGTCTCACCACTTCGCAGGACGACGGGAACACGCGGGCGCTGATCTCGGCCGGGACGATCCACTTCGCGAACATCGCGGCGGCGCAGAACTTCAACGCGCTGATGATCTTCAACTTCGTCACGAACGACACCGACTCCTGGCTGATCGCCACCTACGACCTCGGCGGCACGCAGACCACGAACGGCCTCGGCTGGTATTTCGCGCTGAACGCGGCAGGGCTGATCGCGCTGACATGACCTATCAGTCCACCGTCCTCGCCGACACGCCGCTCATCTACTGGCGCCTCGGCGACCCGTCCGGCACGACCGCGGCCGACACGTCCGGCAACGCGCGGCCCGGCACCTATAACAACGGCCCCACACTCGGCGTTCCGAGCCTGCTGCCGAGCGATCCTACGAACACCGCCGTCAACTTCACGGCCGCGTCATCGCAGTACGTCATCAGCGCCGTCACTGCCGCGGGACTCGGCATCGCGGGCGGCAGCGCGATCACGTTGGAGGCGTGGATCAAACCGACTGCGGCGGCGCTGTCGGCCGTTGCGCCGACGCTCTGCGGCTTCAGTATTGGCGGCGGCGATATCACGCTGATGCGGATCGGCGGCGCGCAAGATCTGAACTGGGCGCTCGTCACGTCAGGTAGCGGACTCATCAACATGAGCGGCGGTGTCGCGTTCACGGCCGGGAACGTCTACCACCTCGTCTGCACATACGACGGCGCGCACGCGATCACTTATGTCAATGGCGTGCAGCAGAACAGTGTCGCTGCGACCGGCACGATCAGCGAGAACACCCTTGCGCATTTCGTCGCGGCGGGCGACTTTGAGGCGGCCGATAACCGCTGGTTCGACGGCGTCATGGATGAGGTCGCGCTCTACGGGACCGCATTATCTGCGGCGCGTGTCCTCGCGCATTATCAGGCCGGGACGCCGACGTTCTCTCGGCCGATCACGGACACGGTCGGGATCACGGACGGGATCGTCCGCACCGAAGCGTTGCACATCGCTCTTTCGGACACGGTCGGCATCACTGATTCGATGCTCGGCGGCGCCGACTTCCACGGCACGTTGCCGCTCCTCACCGTTGCGTCATCCGCGTTGGCGATGACGATGGATCAGCCGACCGTTCCAGTCGCGACCGCGGCCGGGCAGCAGACGCTCTACCAAATCCTCGCCGTCGATATCAACGGCACGATCTTTGCCGAATATCCGACCGGCCAGGTCCAATCGGTGACCTGGACGAAAAACTCCTGGGAGGAGGCGACGTTTTCGATCCCGATCGACGCGCCGAACCTCGATCAACTCACGCTGCCGGATGGCAGCGTCACGCCCTATCACGAGGTGCAGATCTGGCGGAACGGTTCCCTGCTGTTCTGGGGGATTCCGCACACGCGCCGCGCTAACTCGCAGAAGCGGACGTGGGATTACACGGCGAAGGGCCTGCTCTGGTATTTCACGAAGCGGTTCGTCGGGAAGGCGAACCGGCACAACTTCGTGACTAACGGCGACTTTGAGTCAGGCACGGCGAACTGGAGCACGGTCGGCACCGGCCTCACCGTCACGACACCGACGAATCAGCCGCTCAACGGTACGCACAGCCTCAAGCTCGTCGGCGACAGCACACTGAACGCGAACCGTTACCTGGCGCAGCAGTTCGTCATCGGCCAGACCGGCCACATCGGCCTCGCGCTGTTCCTCACCGCCTGGTTCTACATCGAGTCGTTCTCCGGTCCCGCCGCGCTTAATCTCGGCGCGGTCATCAACCGTCCGAGCAGCCCGAACGTGCCCGGCTGGATCGGTATCGTCAACATCGACGCGAACACGCCGAAGCAGCAATGGACGCGGATCGCATGCCATATCCAGATCCCGCCGTTCACGACTAGCGTCGTCGCCGTCGATCTCTATGGCATCTTCGGCACCATCTACTGGGATGCGGTGACCGTCACCGCGGAGCAGTCATTCACGCTCGGCGTCGGCGCGCACGACGAGGTGCTCATCGCCAAGGGCCTCGTCGAGCTGGCGCAGAACAAGGGCTTCGCCGCGCACGAGTTCGGTGACAGCCTTGGCAAGAGCGATCTCAACATCGGGACGGACACGCCACTATCCGGCGTCCTCAAGCAGCGGACCTATTTCTTCTCCGATCACCAGCAAATCTTCTCCGGCGTCGCCGGCGGCGGCGGCGCGCTCGATGAGTTCCCAGCCGCAGAAGACGGCTTCGACTATCGGATAATGCTCACGCCGCACACGCGCACGTTCACGACCTACTACCCCGGCGTCGGCATTACCTACACCGACTTCACGCTCACCTGGGATAACCAGGGCAGCGGACTGACCGGCTCCTGGGGCATCATCGGCTGGGATTTCAGCGAGAGCATCGAACGCAGCGCCAATCAGGTGACCGAGCTCGGTGGCTGGGGCACCGGCTCGGGCCGCGAGGAAGGCGGCTATACGGACTCGGCGAGCATGGGCGGGCTCACGTTAGAGCTGGTCGAGTCCGCACCGAACACCGCGCCGATCGACATGCTGTCCCAGATCGCGCAGCAGCGCGGCATTCTGTATCACAAGCCTTTCAAGACACCGACGCTGACGATTCGCGAGCCGCGCGATCCGATCACGGGCGCAGTCACGTATCCGTTGATCGGTGTGCTGATGCCCGGCGATACGGTGCCGGTCGATCTGCGCGACGGCGGCGTCACCTGGCAAGGGAACTACACGATCGCGACGATCACGCTCGACGCCACGAAGGAACAGATGACGCTCGTCCCGTTCGATCCGTCATGAGCGAATCCAAGCTGCCGCCCGAATACGTCACGCTGCTCGCGAACCATTCGGAACGGATCTACGAGCTGGAGCGGCGGCAGATCGTCATCAACGCCGACGACTGGCATTTCCTGCACGGCTCGGTCACACAGGCCGGCGCAGGCACGTCAGTCACGACGCTCGACTTCACGCCGGTCGGATTCGCGATCAAACCGATCTTCGCTTTCGGCGCGGAGGCAGACGTCGATCCGGGCACCGTGACCGGCGCGGCCGGCGTCGTCTACGCGTGGACGATCTCCTCGACCGGCCTTTATACAGGCGCGTCGTTGCGGTTCTATGCGCCTGCGAGCGCCAACTGGACGTTCCATTGCACGTTCATGGGGTTCGTGTGACCGCCGTCGTGCTCGCCAGGCCGAGGCGCTGGCGGATGCCCGTCTGCTGTGTCGCGCTCGCGTGCGCGCTCGCCGGAACCGCCGTCGCGATCCGGCACGATACGACGAAAGTGCACCGCTCCGATGTTCCGGGATCGGCCGTGCCGACGACACTCGGCGGCCAGTAGGTGCCGACCCAATATCACCGTTCTGATTTCGCCGGTTCGACGGTCGGCGTGCTGCCCGGCCAGTTCCTGTCACCCGCAGGCGTCTACTACGGCAGTGGCTCCCTCTGCGTCGGCAGCGAACAGCCGTCGTGGGCGTCCGCGTATGGCGGCAGCGCGTATTGCGATCCTGGGAGCTTCCGAACGATCGGCGGCGAACGCGGCACGACCGTTAACGGCGTCACCTACATCTCCTACTGCCTCGTCACGAACGTCGCGCTGCCGTCGTTCGATCCGCGCACGCAGCACATCTCCTCGCTGTTCGCTCGCCTCTACGCCGGATCGGGTGGCCTCTCGGACGGCAACACGATCGGCTTCGCTCTCATCGGCGGGTCACGCAACGTCAACGCGGGCCTGACCGTCCCGACCAGCTACGTCTCCGGGCCCGGGAGTTATACGGTGCTCGGCTCGCAGTTCTACGCGGCCGGGACTCCGGCAGGCACCTACTACGACATACCGCTTTCGACCGGCCCGATCTGTTTCGTGGATGACGCGACGCTCGCTCCGTACCTATGGCTGCTGCTCTACGCCGCGAACGTGCAACCCAGCTCGGACTTCACGCCGAACGGCGTGAACGGGACGTTCTTCCTTAACGTCACGTACGCGGCGGGCGGGAGTCTCTGCTGATGGCGTTCAACGTCATTCCCGCGCCGCACACGCGAACACATCGTTCCGAGGTCGGCGTGTTCGTCGCGCCCGCTCGCACCCTATTGTCCGCCGATTCCTTCAATCGTGCTGATTCGACGACGAATCTTGGTAGCACTGATGGAGTGAGTCCAAATAATGATGGGCCGGGCATCCTCGATCCATTGACTTGGACGCAGCAACGTGGGACGTGGGGAATCAACACGAATCGCGCTTACACATCGGTCAGCACAGGTGGCGCGATCGCGACCGTTGACCTTCTTACGCCCGATGTGGACATCACGATCACTGTTCGGGTCGTGAGTCTGCTCGGCAGCATTATCTTCCGGTTTGTCGACACCAGCAACTATTTCGAGTTTTTTTATCGGTCAACCGGCTCCGCCTTCTTTCTTCGCCGCATTCAATCGGGGTCAGCGACCGTGCTCGGAACCACCACGCATATTCCATTCGTCCAGGTCAACGACACGATCCGCATGGTCGCAGCGGGATCGGCGATCGCTTGTTATTGGAATGCAACAAGTCTCTTCACAGCGACGGACACCTTCCAGCAGACAGTCACGAAACATGGCTTGCAAATCAGTGCCGACACGGGGGCACGTTTGGATGACTGGACTGCATACCCGGCATGATCACGCTACGTGGTCGCAGTCGCTCAATCGGTAGATGCCTACGATTTCGGCTGTGCTGCAGGGAGTGCTCGCCGTCATCGACTGGGGTCAGGCGGGCATCCTTTTCGGCGTTAGTGTCATTGCCGCGTTCGCGCTCAAGTTCGTGCCATGGGTGACCCGTTCGGGTATAGAGGACGTAGTCAAGAAAGAACTGCATCCGTTCTACGACCGGCTACACCGGCACCTCCAGGACGAGGAAGCCGAGCTACGGAACATCCACAAGCAGCTCGCCAAGCTACAAGACCGCAAAAACACCGAACATGACCAGATCTGGGCCGCGATCGATGAACTGAGGCGGCGTGGTAGCGATTCGTGAGATGTTCGACAAGACGTTCATCCCACGGGTACTCATCGCGCTCGCAGTCATCCTGCCGGTGTTCGTCTTCTGGTCGGATGCGCAGCAGTCTCGAGAACGAGCTGCCCGCTCGGCGAGCATCGCGGCCGCGTCTGCAGCCGAGGCCCGGGCCATCAACGAGGAACGCAACGATCGCCTCATTGCCGCCTGCAAATTCGCCAATAGTCGTAACGAGAAAAACATGCGCGATGAGCTCGCCGCGGTGCAGACGCAGCGGAAACTCCTGCTGACGCTCAGCGCGTCCATTCCGCCTGACGCGCTCAAGCGAGCGTTCGAGCTCCTGGACGCGGAGGAGAAACAGATCAAGGCGTCGTCGAAGACGCTGACGTGTACGCCGGCGGCGCTCGGGCTCGTCATTATCCCGACGATGACGACGACAACCGCGCCGCGTAGTGCTGCGCCGGCCGCGACTGAGGCGGGAACGGTGCCTCCCGCCTCGACGCCTGTTCCGACGACCGCGCGGACGCCGCCGACACATCCGGGGAGTCAGGAGACGACGACGAGCACGATCCCAAAAGGCCGCCGCCGACGACGGCACCCTGTACCCCGCCCGATCATGGCAACGGCAAGGATCGCAAGTGCGAACACCGCCACTAGGCGCTCGGCGGCGAATACGATTCAGGCATGACGCTCACCGGCAAGGAAAAGGCGGCTCTCGCCTTCATCGTCACGTTCGTGCTCGGCCTGGTCGGGCAGATCGCGACGCAGCTGCAGCAGGGCCAATGGAACGCGCAGTCCTACTGGACGCTCGGCGTCTGGATCGCCTCCACGCTCGGCGCCACGCTCGGCGTCTACTTCAAGGCGAACACCCCGCCCACGCCGCCGCCCGATCCGGCCCTCGTCGACAAGCCGGCTGGTTCGTGACGACCGGGCTCGATCTCGTCCATTCCTGCATCAGTCTCTTCAACACCGTCCATCCGTGGTATAGCCAGCTCGGCGACCGCTGCCATCCGGATATCACGCATCACTGTGACTGCTCCGGGCTGATCTCCTGGGCGCTGGAACATGACGGCGCCGGGATTGGCTGCACGAACTCCTGGGCGATCGCCCAGCTCGGGCATCAGGATGGGCTCGGCATCCCGCTCGCGGAAGCAGCGACGATGCCGGGCGCGATCTTCGTGCTCGGCGCGAATGAAGGCCAGACCGATATCAACGGCCTGGGACATACCGGGTTTTTCATCGGTGACGGCGTCCACACCGCCGAGGCGCGCGGGCATACCGCAGGCGTCGGGGTCTTCACGATCGACTCGCTCGGCGGGATCGACTACTGCATGAAGGCACCGAACGTCAGCTATGCGCCCACACCGCCGCCAGTCGTACAGCCGAAACAGATCCGAGGAGACGAGGCCATGATTCCGTTGCCCGAAACGAGCCGCACACCGATCGGGCAAGGCGCGTTCGCCGTTGCCGACTTCACGAACAACCGCGTCAAGCTCATCGGTGGCGGGATGTTGAAGGACTACCACCCCGATCACACGCACGCCGAGCAGGGCTACTGGTCGCCCCCAGCGTCAGCGACGGTGCCGGGCTGGCAGCTCATCGGCGTCGGCGACGGACGGCAGGACGTGAACCGCCCGGAGAACATCGTGGTGCTCGCCTACGAATATCCGAACGGCGGCACCGGCACCTATCGGGCCGAGATCGTCACCGATAAGCACTAAATCTCGTCGCTCTCCCAGGTTGGATCGCCGGTCGGTTCGGCATCGCCCGGGCCTTCGTGCCCAACCTGCCGACCGCGGACGCCCTCGATGATTCCTCGAGCGGTCGCGAGGCGTTCTTCCTTGGAGGCATCTTCGGCGGGCGACGTCGACGCGTCGGCGAGCGCTCGGAGTTCGCGGTATTCGTCATAGCTCAGGCGGCGTTTCGCGGCCGTTTCGTTCCAGCGTTCGCGCGGCTCGGGCCCGAGCGTCGAGAAGCGTTGTTTGAGTAACAACATCGCGCTCTGGCGGCCTTCTTCGCCGCCGCCCCAACCATGCTCGCGGGCCCAGAGATCGCGCTCCTGTTCCTCGGTGAGCTCGCCCATCTCTGGGCTCGTGGCGTCGGCGTCTGGCCCGTTGAGCGGGATGAGGAACGTATCGAGCAGGAGATACTTCAGGCTGGCCTGGAGCGCCTTGTTCGTCGCCTTGTCGGAAGAATCGAGCGCCTCGCCGCGCAGCACGGCTTCGACGCAATCCCCGGCCGGCCCGTAGAACGTCCAGCACACCTCAAGGAAAGCGTGTGTCTGTTTCCCGTGCTCGCGGTATTCGGCGGACTTGACCGTCGGGACCGCAATCACGCCGGCATCGGCCATCAGATCGTGCAGGGTGTCGAAGACATCGTCAATCGATCGTGAGGCGTAGTGCGAGTCGATGTTGCGCTGATTCTTGGCGATGGGGCCCACTTTCGCCATGACGTCGAGCAGGGCTACGTGGACGCTCGGAATCGTGGAAGCGATCGCGCGCGGATGCGGATTTCTTTCCACCTCGGCGCGATATTCCTCCTCCCAGAGATGCGCATAGACGGCCGGATGTTCGATCGCGAGCTCGGCGAGAGTCGCCCGATCGACCTCGGTCGCCCAGAGATGCGCATAGACGGCCGGATGTTCGATCGCGAGCTCGGCGAGAGTCGCCTGATCGACCTCGGTCGCCGTGACGACATAGCGCCGGATGGCGGCGCGATAGCCGTCGAGATCCTCATCGGAGAGGGCGGAGGAGGGGGGCAAGGCTGGGTTTGGGGTGCCCCCCTCCTCGCTCGGGCGCTCGCTGGGCGGGCGGGCTGCGAGCGCCTCGATCAATCGATCCTTCGGCCAGTTCTGATTCACGTCAATGCCCTCTTCGCGCGCCAACTCGATGAGCTGCGCGCGCGTGCCGCGTTGTAGATCTTCAAGCGTTCTGCTCATAATCCTGTTCCTCTCTCGGAGCGGGGAGATCGCTGTCGGGATCGATCTCCTCCCAGACACCTATGCGAACGGTCGGTTCGGCACCAATCGGAGAGCCAGCCCGCAGCGTCGTCCGCCAGACGCCGAGTAGGCGGTGATGACGCGGGAACTTGCGGAGATTCCGAATCCAATCTGCCGCCAGCTGTGCATCGGCGAAGAACCGAGTCCGCACGCGTTCGGTCTTCGGAACGGGATCGGGCCAGCCGGTGCGCATGGCAGCGCACACGCGTAGCATTTCCGACGGCAAGGGCGGTAGCCGATCAGCCACGAGCGCCTCGGCGTCCGTCGCCGGCGACGAGCGGCCGGCTGCGTTCTTCCTCATCGGCCCGCAAGAGCGCACGCACGAGCCGGCGCGTCTCCTCGGACGGAGCGTTCACCTCGGCCGCGCGCGCGAGCGCCCGCCATTCGGCGTCGGTGAAGGCCCGGGCGATCTCCGTCGAGGCGCCTGCCTCGAGAAGCAAATCGGCGAGTGCGCGGGCCTTGCGAGAGCGCGCCCGCTGCGCATATTCGTTGTGAGCAAAGTCCGCAGCCATATCTAATCCCCTGTTGGGTGTTACATTAGCAGCCGCCTGTGACACTTTCGCTGGACGCTGGCGCAGGCTGGGTCTATCTTCGGACTCCGAACCGAAGGGGGAATGCCATGGCGGAAGCCCGCATTGACGCGTTCTCGCGTCTCAACGCGCTGGAACGGAAGGCTGAGAAACACGAAGGCCCGGCCAGTGATATCCGCTGGGAACAGGCCGAGGAGGTTGCTGGGCTGCTCGACCAGGGCTACAGCGAGCGCATCGTGGCCGACGGCTGGCTCAACGCCCGGATAGGGCAGCCATATAGCCGTGCCCACGTCCGGCTCACTTATCGCGCCTGGCGCGAGTTTGGGCACCTAGGTGCCCAGGAGCGACCGCGATGGAACGACGCCTATCACTCACCGAAAGTCCGCGACGGCGAACCGCACGTCACCTTCAATTCGGGTGAGGAGGAGTGGTACACGCCGACAGAGGTCGTTGAGCTCGTCCGTCGTGTGCTCGGCGATATCGACCTCGACCCTTGTTCAACCGCCGAGGCGAACAAGCTCGTCGGCGCCCGCAAATTCTTCACCAAAGAACAGGACGGCCTTCGGCAGCAATGGCGGGGCCGGGTGTTCATGAACCCGCCCTACGGGTCGAGTCTATGGGAATGGGCCGAGAAGTTCGCCGAATCATTCACCGACGGTGATGTGACTCAAGGTTGTGTGCTTGTCAACAACGCGACCGAGACTGGCTGGTTCGCCAAGCTTGCCGAGGTCGCTGGCGCGCTGTGTTTCACCGCGCAGCGGTTGCGTTATTGGCATCCCGACCGGGACGATACGGCGACGGGCCTACAGGGCCAGGCTGTTCTCTATTTCGGCGAGAACGTCGAGGTTTTCGCCCGCGAGTTCGTGACGCTTGGCACAGTCTGGTTGCCGGCGTGAGCGTTCTTGATGGCCCCCAATCCTTCGACATCTGCCTTGATTACGGCAAGGATGGCGAGCATTACGTCGATTCGCTGCTCGCTCATCTCTGGGGCTGCGAATCCTGTGAAGTGAAAACCGATAGGCGTTGCTTGGAGACGGGCAACATTTTCATCGAATACGAAGCGTGGTCGAATCGCACAGCGCGCTATGAGCCGAGCGGTATAGCGACATCAACCGCTCACCTCTGGGCGTTCGTACTTTCGGACACGGGTGTTGTGTTTATCTTCCCGACCGAAAAACTACGCTGGCTTGCCCGTATGGCATGGCGAGACGAGGGGCGACGACGCGAACAAGGTCTTCCGCCGAACCCGACCCGCGGTGTCGTCATCTCACTGGCGCAGCTTGTGCAGAAGTCGGGGGAAATGTCCTGGGAATGAGAGACGCCCGGGCTGCAGATTCCCGGGCGGTCTCACCGAACATGCTGAATCACAAAATCTAAGGGGGACTCAGCAACATGGAAACTACCACGCCGAGTGGCGAACTCCCAGACGAATCGGCTGTCGCGTGGGCTGAGCGCGAGCCAGCATTCGCGATCGTGCCTGATTGGCTTATCTGGGCGGAAGTTAGCGACCGTGCGGTGCGCGTCTACGCGGCGCTCGCCCGCTATGCCGACAAGGACGGACGCTGCTTCCCGGGCCGCAAGGGACTTGCGCAGCGGCTCGGCTGCTCGGTGGACACCCTCGACCGGGCTGTCGCCGAACTGGAAGCTGTCGGCGCGGTTCGGCGTCAGGGTCGGTTTCGCAAGGACCGCTCACAGACCAGCAATATCTACCGGCTCTATCGGACGCCGGTCTCGGACGACGACGATGATGATTCTGCGCCGGGTAGCCGCGATTCTGCGGCTATCGATCGCCGCGTGGACGCGGCACCAATTAACGAGAACCAAGAAGAACGAGAATCACTTACCCGCGTCGCTCTTTCAGAGCGAAAGACGCGACCAAGGAACGAACTGTGGGACGCGATCGCGCGCGCGTGTTCGCTTCCTCTTGAGAGCAGCCGACTGACGAAAAGTGCGCAGGGCATGCTCGTGCGGGCGACAGCTGAAATCAAAGCGGCGGGCGGTACACCGGCGCAGGTCGGCCAGGCAGCCGAGGCATACCGGCGAGAGTTCCGGGGTGCAACGTTGACCCCGACAGCGCTGGCGAAGTGGTGGCCGAGGTTCGCTAGCGACGAACAGGACGACGATTACCGAAGCGCGGCCGACAGGCTTCAGGACATTCGGTGAGCGTCCCTCACAACCTCGAAGCCGAAGAATCCCTGCTCGGCAGCATGCTGCTCAGTCCCGAGGCGATTCGGGTGGCGCTCGACCTGCTCGACGCTGCCGATTTCTACAAGCCGATTCACCAGTTGGTCTTCGGCGCGATCGCGGCGCTGCACGCGCGGGAGAAACCGGTCGATCCGGTGATTGTGGCGGCCGAGCTCGCCCCGCGAGTCAATCTCGGCGATCTCCTGGCGATCCAGGCGGGGACGCCGGCAAGCGTGAACGCGCCGCGTTATGCCGAGATCGTCGCTCGAGACGCGGCGCGACGACGGGCGCTCGGCTTCGCCGCCGATCTGCGGGAGACGGCATCGGCGGGCGATCCCGACGAACTAATCGAACTTCTGCGCGCGGCGGAATCCCGCCTGATGCCGCCCTCGGCGCATGTCCAGCCCGGCGTGGACGTCGGCGATCTCGTCGCTCAGGGCGAGATCGATCCGCCCGAGTGGGCGATCCGCGACGTGCTATCGGTGGGCGAGGCGGTCATCATCACCGGGGGCGAGGGCCACGGCAAGACGACGCTGCTCCGCCAGCTCGCCATGCAGGTCGCCTTCGGACGCCACCCCTGGCAGCGCACGAACGAGACGCCCCGGCGCGTGCTCTACATCGACTTGCAAGATCCGGTGCGCCACGTGCGATCGCAGTTCGCCCGCTTCCTCGACGGGCCCGCCCGGGGCTACGAACGAGGATCGGGCTGGCTGTCGATCGTCGCCCGCCCGAACGGGATGGATCTCTGTAGCCCTCAGGACGCCCGCTGGCTGGACGCGCTCGTCGCGACGCATAATCCCGCCCTCGTCTGCCTCGGGCCGATCTACCGGGCCTATCGGGGCCAGGACGGGGCGAATAAGGCGTCGGAGGAGACCGCCGACGTCGTGACGGACGTCTTCGCCCGTCTCATGGTGCGAAGGAGCTGTGCGCTGATCCTGGAGGCGCACACGGTGCATGACGGCGAGAAGGCGGACTACCGCCCGCGCGGCTCACGGCTGTGGGAGGGCTGGCCCGCCTTCGGATTCGGGCTGATGCCGCCGAAGAGCCGCAGCGGCCCGGAGGAGGAAGAGGGCAAGCGTTCGGCCCGTTACCGCCTCGTGCGCTGGCGCGGCCAGCGCGATCGCGATCGTCCCTGGCCCGAGCATCTTCTCGCCCTAGGGTTCAGCCGTGGCGGATGGCCCTGGGTTCCCCCGGCTTCCGATGCCTCGACCGTCGATACGACGACGGGCACGCAGGACGAGGTCTTCTGATGCGCGTGCTTGATCTCTTCTGCGGCATGGGCGGCTGGGACGAGGCGGCGCGCGAGCTCGGGATCGACGCAATCGGCATCGACTCCGACGCGGCGGCATGCCGCGTCAATGCTGCAGCTGGCGGCCGGCCCGTGCTGGCCGATGTTGCCGCGCTGGAACCCCACCGTTTCGGAGCTCTCGATGGTCTGATCGCTTCGCCGCCGTGTACCGATTTCTCCGCCGCGGGCAAACGGGCCGGCATCGCCGGCGAGACGGGGCATCTGATCTTCGAGGTGCCGCGCTTCGCCGAGGCCCTTCGTCCCCGCTGGATCGTCTGCGAACAGGTGCCCGCGGTACTGGAATGGTGGGAACGCATCGGCCGCGGGCTCGGCGCGCGCGGCTATCACTGGTGGGCCGGCATCCTGAACGCGGCCGACTACGGCGTGGCGCAGACGCGCCAGCGCGCGTTCCTCATCGCTTCGCTCGAGTCCGAACCTCGGCCGCCCGCCCCGACGCACGCGCGCCATCCGCAGGCGCCGCTCTTCGGCGACGAACTCCTGCCGTGGGTTTCCATGGCGCAAGCGCTCGGCTGGGGCGCGCTCGACTGCGCGAGCCCGACGGTGACGTCCGGAGGCACGGGCTCGGGCGGCGGCGTCGAGCCCATCGGGAACTTCGGACGGGAACTGCTCAATCGGGAACGGGCCAAGGGCCGCTGGGTCAACACGCGCGGCGAGCGCAAGACGCAGGGTGGGCACGGCTTCGATCCCGGCGATCCGTCCTGGGCGCTTTCGACGCGGAGCTACTCCTGGAAACTGCAGACCGGGAACAACAGCCACGTCACGAGCCGCACGGGATCGAAGGCGGGCGAGGGCGGCGTGGAGCTCTACGAACGCCCGATCAGCGAACCGGCGCCGACGCTCGATGCCAAGGCGGGCGCGGCCTGGCGCGTGATCGGCGTCAACACCGGACGTGACTGGAAGACAGGCGGCACGCGGGAGGACGCGCAAATCGTCTCACCCGACGAACCGGCGTCCGCGATCGACGGCAAGGGCCGCTGGCACGCGCTCGTGGCGCAAGGCGTCTGGCCCGAGGATCGTCCCGCCACCACGCTGAGCTCGAAACCAGCGGTGCCGGCGCCGGGCCATCGCGATCGGGCCGGGGGCGAGCGACAGTTCGCGGAGAAAGCGATCCGGCTCGGCATCGTGGACGCGCTCATCCTGCAGGGATTTCCGGCCTGGTATCCGATCGAGGCGGCCGGGGGAAAGACGAAACAATTCGAATGCGTCGGCAACGCGGTGCCGCCCCCGATCGCTCGACGAGTCCTGGAGTCGGTGCTGTGACGGCGCGCTACCTGATCGGCGACGTCATGGCGCGCCTCGCCGAACTCGAACCCGCTTCGGTGGATCTCGTCCTCAGCTCGCCGCCGTTCCTCGCGCTCCGTTCCTACCTGCCCGCGGATCATCCGGACAAGGATCTCGAGATCGGATCCGAGTCGAATCCGGCCGCGTTCCTCGACGCGCTGCTCGACGTTACGGAGGCGTGCGCGCGTGTGCTCGCGCCGCACGGGTCGCTCGTCTTCGAGTTGGGGGACACCTACTCGGGCTCGGGCGGATCCGGGGGCGATTACGCCAGCGACGGGGATCGTGCGGGCGCACCGGGGTTCAATGGTTCGGCCTACGCACGGCGCGGGCGTTTCGCCCTCGGCGAGCGCACGGGCCCGGGGCGCACGCGCGCCGATCGCCCCGACTGGCCGCTGGACAAATCGCTCTGCCTCATGCCGCAGCTCTTCGCGGCCTCGCTCGCCTACGGCCGCAATCTCCTCGATCCCGGCCGGGAGACCGAACGCTGGCGCGTGCGCAACGTCGTCGCATGGTGCCGGCCGAACCCGCCCGTCGGGGCGCTCGCCGATAAGTTCCGGCCGGCGACGAGCTATCTCACGGTGGCGTGCAAGGCCCGCGACCGCTGGTTCGATCTGGACGCGGTCCGTAGCCCGTACTCGGAGAATTCCCACGCGAGAACTCGCGTGGGAATCCAGCGTCAGAAACGCACGGCGAAGACGTCTCCCGACGGAAATCGAGCGACACTTCACGATCGCAATAACGACGACGCGGGTGCCCCGCCGCTTGACTATTGGGAGATCCCCAGCCAGCCCTATCAGGGCAGCCATTACGCCACGTGGCCCGAGAAAGTCTGCGTACGTCCGATCCTCGCCATGTGTCCCGAGCGCGTCTGCCGCGTGTGCGGTGAACCCTCGAGGCGAATAAGCGAGCAGCGCTGGCTGGATGCGCTCACGGGCGAGGAGCGGGCCGACATCGGCGGCTCGGATATGTTCCGCCACGAGGCCGGGACGAGAGAGATCCGTGGTCGGAACCGAGGCACCACGCAGCCCGGCGTCGTCTCCTCGCCGATCACGACGAGCTGGACTGACTGCGGTCATAACGCATGGCGACGCGGTGTTGTTCTCGATCCGTTCGCGGGCTCGGGTACCACGCTTGCCGTCGCTGAGGGCCACGCGCGCGATTCCATCGGCATCGATCTGGACGAACGCAACGCCGAGCTCGCGCGCGAACGCGTCGGCGGGCTCTTTCTCGAGGTGGACTGCGGGACACCGCGCACGGAAGCGATCTTCCCGAGCAAGGCGTTCCTTTGACGGCGGTCGCACTCCGGCAGCTGGAACGACGGCCGATCTCGTTACGCGAGGCGAATCGCTTCGTGGTGGCGCATCACCGCCATAACATCGAGGTCCGAGGCTGGCTCTTCGGCTCCTCGCTCTGGCTGGAGGAGGAACTCCGGGCGGTGGGAATCGCGGGCCAGCCGGTCGGCCGGGGCATGGACGACGGGCGGACGCTGGAGATCCTGCGCGTCTGCACGCTCGGCGATAAGAATGCCTGCTCGATGCTCTACGGAGCGCTCTGTCGAGCTGCGAAAGCGCTCGGCTACGAACGAGCGATCACCTACACGCTCGCCTCTGAAGCGGGCGTGACGCCGCTCTCCGCTGGCTTCCGGCTCGATGCCGTCCTCTCACCGCGCGAATCCTGGGCCGGGGAAACGCGCCATCGCTATGACGCCGATCTCTTCGGCGAACAGCGCCGTCCGCAGGACGGCAAGCTGCGCTGGAGACGAGATCTGTGAACGTCGGACTGCCGGCGCTGCACTACGGGGCCATCGAGCCCTATGCCCGCGCGCATTTCGCGCGGAGGACTCGAACCCGAGAGAAGGCCCTAATGACGTGCTTCGACGACTTCCGATTCTGGCGCTCGCGTTTGGCGCAGCCCTCCTGATTTCCTGCTCCGATTCATCTAAACCGCGGGTCGTTGTCGCGCCGCCCACGACGCAAAGCAGAGCCCAGTTTCATGCCCCCGATCTCTCCGTCTTCGGCCGTTGGCTCACCGCCGCGCATGCGCGCGACGTCGTAAAATGGGAGGCGGCGGCCGTGCGGCCTCAACCCGTTGAAACTCTGGGCCAGAGCGGAGGCGCGAGAACTGTCGCGCCGGTCACGGAACCGGCGGCCGCCACCTCCGGCCTCTGGCACACAGACGGCTACGACTGGCAGGCCCTCGCCCGCTGCGAAACGGGAGCCGATTGGCGCATGCACGGCAGCGTCTACTCCACCGCGTTCGGGATCATGAACGGCGCCGGAGAGATGACCGCCGCAGCTCTAGCCGGGACCGCTTCTCCCGACGATCAGGTCCGCATCGCGATCGCGGTCGAGCGGCGAGCCGGTATCCGCGCCTGGGGCTGCCATGCGGCGGCAGGCGGATGAAGCGCAGCGGTCTACCGAAGCGGAAGGCGCCGCTCCGCGCGACCGGCCGGAAAGCCACACGCGAACGAAAAGCTCTCGACGCGTTCAAGGCCGCCGTACACGCCCGGCGATGGTGTGAAGCGCAGGGCCTGCTGCGCGGCGAGGGATATCTGCGCGGTAAGCAGGTCTGCTCCGCGTCCTTGCATATCGGCGAGCACGCTCATCATGTCTGGCCGGAAGATCGGCGGACCGGTAAGCATGACCCGGATCGCGGTCTGCTGCTCTGCTATGTCGCGCATAGCTACGCGCATGACTTCCCGGCCGACGCGAAGCGGCTCGGATTGCTACGTCCCGAGGGTTAGGCTCCCGCTCATGGATCCCGAAGAGGATCACGAAGACGAACGTCACGAACTTGAACGCCGCATCGAGCGGCTGGAGGATGAAATGGCTGATCTCGCAAGCGCTATCGCCGATCTCCAAGGCGAAGACACTGCCTTACAGGCGTCCGTCGCGCAACTCAACACCGACGCCGGCGCGGTGACGACGGCGCTCTCCGACCAGGCGACGCAGATCGCCTCGCTGCAAGCGCAGATCGCGGCGCTCCAGGCGGGCGGCACGGTGACTGCGGATCAGCTCGCAGCACTTCAGCAGGTGGCGACCGATCTCGGTAGCGCGAACGACCAAGCCCAAGCCGCGCACGGCTCCCTCACCGCTGCACTGCCCACGCCTTCGGCGTGATCTGTCCTATCTGCGGGCACGACATGGCGCTTCAGCACGACGGCGACGGGATGGAGAATGATCCCTACGTCTGCCGGGCGAGGAACTGCAACTGCGCGTGGGTCGTCGGCCTCATGGGCGATCCGGAAATGATTCTGGTGGATCGTGACTGACGCCGAACAACTCGAGAACTTCGCCGTTGAGCTCTGGCCGATCGCCGAACTCGAACCGCACCCGCGTAATCCGCAGCACGGCGACATCGGCGCGATCGCCACCGCGATCGCGGTCGACGGCTGGCACGGCGCGGTCATCGCGCAGTCTCCTCGAGGACGTCGCAAACGGCCGCGGCTCATCGCCGGCGAACACCGCTGGCGGGGACTCGCCGCATTGCAGCGCGATGGCATCGATCTCGACGGCACGCATCACGACTACGAGGCGCTGCGCGCGCGCGTAATTCTCCCGCCAGCCGGCTACGTTCCCGTCCAGCAGCTCGACATCTCCGACGAGGCCGCCCGCCGCAAACTGCTCGCCGATAACCGCGCCTCGGCGCTCGCCACGCAGGACGCGCCGGTACTCATCGATCTGCTGCAGGAGCTGGCCGCGAGCAATGAACTGCTCGGCTCCCTCTACGACGGCGAGGATCTCGACGCGCTGCTCAAGTCACTGGAAGAAGGGCCCGGGCCGCAAGAGGGCGACGCCAAGACGCAGGATCTGCCGGCGCTGTGGTCCGTCGTCATCGAATGCACCACCGAGGCCGAACAACTGGAGCTCCTCGATGAGTTCGCCGGGCGCGGGCTCAACGTGCGGGCGATCATCACATGAAGGCGACGATAACGCTCGAGACGGAACTGAAACGCACGGCGCGCGTCATGCAGATTGAATCACTCTTCGACGTCCCGCCTTCGCAGCATGCCGCGCAGAGCTGGGAGGTAGATCTGCCGGTTGAGGAGAAGGACTGGCATATCGGGCTCGTCGTCGGGCCATCGGGCGCCGGCAAGTCCACCGTGCTCCGCGCGCTCTTCGCCGACGATCTCGCCCCGCCGAAGGATTGGTCGCCCTCCGCCGCGCTCGTGGACGAGTTCCCGCCCGGTATGTCCGTGCGTGACATTACGACGATGCTCTCGAGCGTCGGACTCGGCTCGATCCCCACCTGGACGCGCCCGTATCGCACACTCTCGACGGGTGAACAGTTCCGCGCTGAGGTCGCCTACACGCTCGCCAGCCGGCCCGAGCTCGCGGTGATCGATGAATGGACGTCCACCGTGGATCGCCAAGTGGCGAAGGTGGCATCGGCGGCGACGGCGAAGACGGTGCGCAAATACGGGCAGCGCCTGATCGCCTCAACGTGCCATTACGACGTCGAGGACTGGCTGAACCCCGACTGGGTCTACCAGCCGCACGTCGGCGAGTTCACATGGAGGTCTCTTCATCCGAGGCCAACGATCGCCCTCCGTATCTGCCCGGTGGATCGAAGCGCGTGGCGAGTGTTTGCCCGCCATCACTATCTGAGCAGCCAACTGCCGGCGGGCGAAGCGTGGGGCGCCTTCACCGAGACCGGCGAGTGCATTGCGTTTTGTCTGTACGGCCCGACGGTGCACCCCTCGCCGAAATCCCGCTCGATCCGGCGCGCCCATCGCGTCGTCGTGCTGCCCGACTGGCAGGGGCTCGGCATCGGCCCGCGCATCGTCGAGCAACTCGCTCGCTACTACGGCGCTCGGCGTCTGCGTCCCCGGATTCTCACCGTGCATCCGGGCCTCATCCGTTACTTCCTGCGTTCGCCCCGATGGGCCGTGGTGCAGACGCCGAGGGTGGATCGTCTCACATCGGGGAAACGGGCGACCGCCGGGCTTCGCGCGCGCCAGCGCAGCACGCGCCGCCTGCAGATCTACGGTTTCGAGTATCGACTGGGCGGGGATATGTCTGATTCAGGGCACTCAGCGCCTGCCGTCCCAGGCGACGCCCTGGTGGGCCAGACGCCCGATCCGCGTCTGGGCGTCGAACCCGAGGCCGGGACGCGGGAGGCGACGCCCTAGCGGGACTCTTCGCGGGCGGCTCGCTCGTCTTCGCAGAGATCGCAGTGGCAGACGTCGCAGGCCCGATCGCGTATGTGCCGGAGCGTTCGTCCATCCGGCGTGCGTGCGTTCGGGCGGGCGACGACGGAACAGCCCGCGCGGTGATCCTCGTGCGGGACGTGACGCCGACAGTCTGGGCATCGAACGCTCGCGCGCGCGGCGGCGAGTCGGTTCATTTCCTGATAGGCGGCGCTCGTCTCCTCGTCGCGCAGGAGATTCGGCTCCGGCGTATTCGGGACTTGATCCGACGGGCTGCCTGCCGCGCGCCACGCTCGCATGGCTGCGTTATGCCGGCGCTCGCCCAGATCGCGCCACGCCGCCAGCCGCCAACTCGACATGTCTTCCCAGCGAATGAGCGCATCGACGTATTCCTGTTCGTTCTCGTCAGTCCAGGGCATGGAGTCTCCTCTCGATCCGGGCGCTGATCGGCCAGAGCGATTGCTGCCCGCGTACCGGGATCGGGCTGGCGAGCTCGCGGGGGTTGGCGAGCAGCCAGGCGTAACGGCCGCGGCGGAAGTCCCCGAGCGGGCGCTGACGGGCCGGCCGGTGCTGACGGGTCGGCACCACGTCGATGATGTCAACGACGCCGATCACGCAGCCGAAGGCGACGCCGATATCGACGCCGGCGTCCTCAAGTAGGCGCCAGAGTTCGTTGACGTCCTGCTCGGGTCGCAGCGCTGCGTGAATCGCCAGCGGGCCCCGTTCGTTCGTGCTCCACGACCGCGTCTCGACGGTCTTGATCCCGGCCATGATGAGCGAGGCGTAGGGCTGGCGGATCGTCAGCGCCCTCACGACTGTATCTCCATGCACTCGGCGACTTGGCGTCGCAGGAAGTTGTCGAAATAGCGAGACGCAGCCCGATCGAGCGCTGTTCGCGTCTCGTCGGACGGGCGCGCTCGGTACTCGATTACTCGGTAATCGAGGGCCACGCGTAGCGCGTCGGCCGCTAATAGGAGTTCGTCGCAGTTCATCTCGCCTGCCTCTCTGACACTGCTCATTCTATCGCAGCGGGGTGACAGGCTCCCGGGCCCGGCGCAGCCGGAGTGAGAGAGTTCATCACTTGTCAGAGAGACGGACTCGACGGCCGCACCAGCGGCCCGGGAGTCCTCAGCGTACTTCACGCGATTCTCCTCTTCGCTCGTTTGGGTGCCATGCAGGGCGTACGCGCCTTAACGGCGTCGTCCAGCCCGAAGAGTTCGTCATCGTCCAGCATGTATTCGCCGAGACGTTTGGCGTAGCCGAGCGTGTCCGTCTCGGCGAGCACGTTGTTGGAGGGCGTATCGATGAGGGCGTAGCCGCCTCGTCCGTCGACGCGTCCGCGCGTTCGTAACGCGATGATCGTCAGCGTCGGATCGTCGGCGTTCTCCCACCAACGCCTTCCGTTCTGCTGGTGATAGTTCCATGTTGTGTTCACGCCACCCACCCGTCGAAGAGGGCGGCGTAACGCTCGTCCGCGTCCATCGTGCGGGAGTCGATCGTCCACGACGTGAACCCGCGCGCCTCGCCGCAGTAGATGCAGCAGCCGTCGTCGTCCACGAACGACGCGGAGTCGCAGTGCGGGCACGGCGTTCCGGGCCCGTCGTCGTGACAGCGGTCGTGAACGGCGAACCCGCCAACCATGCGGCCCACGTTCACTGGGCCCGACGCCCAGACGGGCGTTGCGCAGACGACGCAGTAGCCGATCGAGTAGTTACCGATCCGGCGAACGTCATCGACGGGCATTGCGAGTTGCGTGACGTCGGGCGTCTCGTTGTCGAACGTCTCGCGCTGTTCGTAGAGATCCCAGAGATAGTCGCTGGCGTCCTCGTCGGGCGTCCACGTGCGATCCAGCCGACGGCGTTCGTGCGTCGCCTGCGGATCGATCGGACGATTGCTGTTCCATTCGGTGCCCATGACGTTTTCCTTTCACGCGCCATAGCGGGCGCTGCGGGCCGACAGACGATCGGCGTCGGACTGGCTGAGATAGGCGTTGTCGACCAGGTAGCCGACGAACCCGTTGAAGTCGGTGGGGATGCGCGGCTCGTTCGTCGCCGCGTTCGCGCACGCGACGAGGGCGAGAAGGAAGCGAACCCACTCGGCGATCTTGCGTCCGTCGAGCGTCCCGTGGTGCTGACGGAACTCAAGCGTTCCGTAGCGAGGGAATGAGCAGACGTTGACGGTGCGGTAACGCATCCCGTGATATTCGGGGATGACGCGCCCAGCCATCGCGTCGAGCGCATATTGGACGGTGCCCTCGCGGTTGCCGAGGTTCGGCAGGTGCTGGCAGTAGTAGGCGTTGCGACGGGAGACGGGGACGAGCGAGTCGATCGCCGACTGGCGATCGGTGTAGAGGCGAACGAGGCGCATCCGAGCGGACGGCGTCATCGGGCGAACCTCGACGTGGACGTGGAGGCCCTCGCTACGCCCGACGCGGCAGCCGAGCGAACGGAGGACGCGGGTGACGGTGCTGATCTGGCGGATGCCTTCGGGGCCCGACAGGGGCGGCGAAACCAGTTCCAGATCCGTCGATCCGTCGGGGACGATCTTCCACGCGTCCATCACCTCGTGCGTGTAGCCGGGCGAATAACAGGCGATTCCCTCGTTGGCGAGGGCGGCGACGATCTCGGCCTCGGGGACGTAGCGCCCAGCCCTGCGGAATTCGATCTCGACGCCGAAGCGAGTGGTGCCCATGTTCGGGCGGGCGGCGGCGTTGTTCGTGCGGCTACCCGTACCCGGCTCGGGCTGCTCGGTGTGACGCGCCCACGCGCAGGCGGCGTGGCGAGCCTGCTGCCAGTTCCGGAATCCGAGTTGGTCGGCGATCGTCTGCCAGGTGGTGCCCGACTGGCGAAGCTGGAAACTCGACTCGGCCCTGACGTCTGCGTGGAGAAGATTCGTGCTGGGCATTTCCTGTCCCTCTCGTTCGTTCTCTCTGACGTCTCTATTAGACAGCACCGCCGTGCTGGAGTCGAGGATTATCTGCCGCGGAATCGCCCGGAACGCCCTGAACTACTGATCTTTTCGCGGCGCGAGACGAGAACGACGGGAAACCCAGGCCAGGCGCGGATCTCGAGAAATCACACGCGTGTCACCAGCTCGGGCGACGACGCGCCCTAGAGAGACGTCTGCGCGAGGGAAACGACGAGGGCGGGCTGGCTACGCCCTGCCGCGTCGAAAAAGAGCTCCGCGTCGAGTCGCCGGCGACGCCCCCGATACGCGGTAGGGACGATCCTGGGCGACGCCCTGAATCAGACATCTCACGTGAACGACGGAGAACGCCCAGCTGTACGTGATTACGCCCGCCGCGATTAGTCCTCGACTCCAGCACCGGCGTGCTGTACGATGAAGACGTCAGAGAGAGAAGAACGAGGGAGTGGAAATGATCGCACGTCGCAGGCTCGCCCCGAAGGGTTCGTTCCGATCGAACGAGAGAGGGCACCACGTGTCGTTCTCGTCCGTCGAGTTCCCGAAGGACTCGCGTCCGCGCTGTCCGATCTGCGAGACGACGATCAGCGAGATCGGCCGCGATGTCGGCGTTCTCGTCAACGGAGAATGGGTTCACCCGTTCTGCGCCGTCGCTCGCAACGAACATCTCGCTCGTTCATAACGAGAGGAAAGTCAAGAGAATGTGTGGAATCGCCGGATTCTCTCTTCACGAGGGAACAACCAGAGTCGATCAGGTTCGACTCGCACGCGCGCTACTGCTCGGGATCGAGCCGCGCGGACGAGACGCGGCTGGGATCGCATGGGTGGGCGACGACGCCGAGAGTTCCGTTTGGTATCAGAAGCACAACGTCGCAGCCTCGCTGCTCGTTGACGATCTGCAACCCGCGGGCGCTCGTTCGTTGATCGCGCACACCCGCTACGCGACGCAGGGCGACCCGCGTCACAACGAGAACAACCACCCGATCTCGCTGCCCGGAATCGTGGGCGTCCACAACGGACAGATTGCGAACGATCGGGAAATCTTCAAGATGCTCGGCTGCAAGCGAGACGGAGAGGTCGACTCGGAGGCCGCGTTCGCGCTGCTCGTCCACGGCCCGAGCGTTCTCACCGCAACCGTGCCCGAACTGCTCTCGCTCATCGAGGGTTCAGCCGCACTCGCGTGGATCGCGACAGACGATCCGAACACTCTGCACCTCGCCCGCCTCGGCTACTCGCCGCTGGTGATCGCGACGACGCGCAAGGGTTCGCTCGTCTTCGCGTCGACGGAGGACGCGCTCAAGAAGGCGGCGACGGCAGGCGGATTTAACTTCCGTCGCATCGTTCGCGTGCCCGAGGGAACGTATCTCCGAGTCGTGAACGGCAAGGTTGTCGAGGTGAGCCCGATCGAGTTGTCGAGTCGAGGCAGCAGCCGTCGGGCATTCGATGCCTATAAGTCCGCCAATCGCGATCGCATGGACGTCGCGTACTTCGACGGAGACGACGAGGCCGAGAGTTCCTACTGGACGCGCGTCAGCGACAGTCGGGCCTCGTCCCAATCGTTCCCGCTGATGAACGCGCACGAGCAGGCGATCACGCAGAAGCAGAAGCGTCGGCACGGCAAGGGCAAGGGCACGCCGAACGTCGTCGTCCACGAGCGCGAGTCGTTCCCGGACTACGACCCGAACGAGAGGGCGCTGTCATGAACGTCTTTCAAGATCAAGGCGGGAACTGGGTCGCCATTCGCGAGATCCGTTTCTCGTCGGGGGCTAAGGGCTATGAGCGGATCACCGTCATCAAGCGTGGCACCGATCCGTTCGCCCAGGCCGAGTTACGAGAAGAGGCAGAAGAGCGCGCACGGCGCGCCTTCGGAATCGAGGAATCATGAGTTTCGACTTCAGCGATCGCAACGCGGTGAAGGAACTCGGCGCTGACGTCGCCGAGGCCGTCATGGCAGTCGCCGCCCGACACGGGCTCAAATGCCAGGTGAAGGGCGGGCGTTACGACCCGCACGCGGGCACCTATACGCCGCGCCTTGAGTTGCAGGCAAACGACAAGGACGAGCGTGAGTTCCGCGAATACGCGGATGCGTTCGGCCTCTCGCCCGACGACTTCGGGCGTTCGTTCGTCGTTCACGGGACGACGTACAAGATCACGGGCCTTCGCACGCGAGCGCGCACGCGTCCGATCGTCGCCAGCGCGGGCGGGAAGAACTACACGTGGAAGGCGCTTGACGTGGCGCGGCTCTTGGCGAGGGCGTCGTGAACGTCTACAGCAAGACGATCTACGTCGAGGTGGAAGCAGCCGACGAAGCGTCGGCGAACGCCATCATCACCGAAGCGTTCGTGCTCGACGCGCACCCGCTGAATGACATCCCCGCGATCCTCAACATCGATCTCGCGGGCCCGATCGAGGAGACGGAGTTCACTGTCTGCGAATGGTGCGCGGGCGAGGGCTGCAAGTCCTGCGGATTTAGCGGACGAGGAGGCACCGGCATGGCAACACTCGACTTCGGATCATCTTACGATCCCAACAATAACGACGCGCCCGTGATCGTTGTGATCCGACACCCGGATGCCGGCGACGACATCCGCTGCTTCGGCTTCGACGCCGAGGTGATCTATCTGGACGAGGGCGCCTCGTTCGATCGTTCCAAGCTCTGGCCGAACGATGACGACGAGACGAAGGAAACGGTGCGCGAGTGGGCGCAGTGGCGTCTCGCTGAGGTCGCCGAGTGCGGGAACCCCGAGGCCGCCGACTGGGTGCGCGTCGAGGTGGGCGAGGTGCTCAAGGACATCGACGCGCTCTGCGGGTTCCGCTGGCGCGAACGTGCTGCTGACGGCTCGGGCCCGTTCGTCTGGCGCGAGTGCGTCAAGGCGAAGGGTCACACGTCGATCCCGCACGAATGGCCCAACGAGTTCGTGGGCACGGATCGACAGATCGGGCCGTCGATGCCCGACGAGTCCGAACGCAATCGCATCGGTTATCAGGAGGAGACGCCATGACGCCCGATAGCGAACTCCGCAACGTCGTCGCGTCCTGGATCGCAACGAAGAAACATGCCTGCAAGGACGGTCCCGAGGATCTCAATCCGCAACTCGACATTCTCTATGCCGATGGCACGCGCGGCTTGGCGCTCATAGCCGGCCCGCGTGAACTGCTGACGCCGGCAATCGCCGAAATGAAATCAGGCGGCGAGATCGTCCGGATCTTCCATCTGGCCGACGTCTATATGCGCACGGGTTTGCCGAAGGACTTCGATATCGACAACTCACGCTTCGCCCTCAGCGACGCCTTCCAGGCGGGCGATATGAAGGTGGGCGAAGCGTTGACGATCAGCGACTACGACGCCCAGGGCGCGTGCGCGGGCTATGCGATCGTGCGTTACACGATTGACGACCGCGGACATCCGCGGTTCGGACAGCCCGACTTCCTCGACGCGTTCGACATGGGCGGTGTCATCCCCGAAATCATTGCTGAAGCACTAGGAGGCTCCCATGGGTCTTGATATGTATCTCTACCGCCAACGTGCGAACGCCGAGTCCATCGAGGACGTTCTGAACGACGATCGCTTCGACATCGCCAAGGACGGCTGGTTCGAGGAGTGGAAGCTCGTCCACGACGATCTGCAGGTGGCGTACTGGCGCAAGGCGAACGCCATCCACGCGTGGTTCGTCCATAACTTCCAGGACGACGTGGACGAGTGCCAATACTCCAAGCCGATCAGTCGCGAGGCGCTGGCGGGACTCGTCGAACGATGCAAGCGCATCCTCGCCGGCGATCCGGCGAACCCCTTCGACAACGGCGCCATCGATCCGAAGATCGCCGGGGAACTCCTGCCGACGCAGGGAGGATTCTTCTTCGGCACCTACGAATATGGCGAGTGGTACCGCGAAGGGCTGCGCGAGACGATCGAACAGCTTGAGCCCGTCATCGCCGAACGCAACGACGACGTATTCGTCTATAACTCGTCATGGTGATGCGCGACGTGATCCTCATCATCCTCTTCGCGACGATCGCTGCGATGCTCTTGCGCCTCGGCGATCCGGGAATGCCGCAGTGTCCGCAGGGCCGCGTCGCCCACGTTCGGTGCGCGCCATGAATATCCCGCAGCGTGGCGGCTGGTTCAATCTGCGTTGCTGGAACGGGCTCTCCAACGCGCAAAAGCTGCGACTCATCGCCGACGGCAATCTGCCCTTCGGGTATACGCCCGAAGGGCCCTGCCCGAACGGGGCCGAGATCGCAATCGAAACGCGGTTCGATCCCGCGCCCGGGCCCCGGTTCTATTGCGTCGAGTGCGGGTTGGCATACGTGGCCCGCTTTAGAGAGGAGAGAACATGAGAAAACGCGTCGATGAACTACAACCGGGTGACGTGCTGGTTTTCCGAAGCGATCGCGGGCTGCCACGGCCCTACACCATCGATCGCGTCGAACCAGCGCCCGATCATTGCGGAGAGAAGATGGTGCGCGTGATCTGGCGAGAACTCCGCATCGTGAGTTCAATCGTCGCGGCCGCTACCGAGACGGAGGTGGAGATATGAACGACGTCTGGATGCCAAGGCGACCCGTCATGACGGCGAAGGAATTTAGGGAGGCGGAGATCGCGTCCTACCCGCGCGACTACGCACGATCGGACGACGGCTACGGCGATATTGAAGTTGCGCGATCCGAAGGCTGGCGCCCGCTGTCGAGCTGGGGCGCCGACGGCTGGGATCTCGGCGAGTGGCCCTACGTGATTCTCTGCATTCGCGATCACGGCGCCGACTACGAGCTGCTTTCGATCTGCGAGGGCGATCACGTCGTCTACGCCTTTATGAGCGAAAAGGATCGCAGCGCGGCACTCGACTATCTCTTCTGCTGGTACATGATCGGCAAGGGGTTGGCCGAGACGCAATGGGATGCCGCGATCGGTGTCTACGATCCTGAGGAGGCGCGCAAACGTCTGGACGACGGGAATCTCCAGGTGCCCAATCGATTCCGGGGGCCCTATCGCGAATGCGAGTCGCCATGATCTCCCCATTCCCGCCCGCAGCGCCCGGCGATCTCGTCTTCTACGACGACGCTCAGGGGCAGCACCAAAAGGGCGAGGTGGCGCTCGATTGCCGCATGACGCCAACCGGGGATTGGGAGATCCCGGTCTTCGTGCAGGACGGCATCGTATGGGTGAACGAAATGCTGCCGAGTCTCGTGATCCGGCGACGCGCCGAGAGGAGAGAAGAGTGACGAAAGACGCATGGATTCGCCGGGCCGTCGCGATCGAGGAACGCTTGCGCCGGCATCGCGAGCGGGAAGAACAGCTGCTGTGGAATCGGCGCAAGACGTGGCTCATGGCGACAGAGGCCGGTGCGACATATAGCGAACTGAAACAGGCGGTGGGAATGTCCGATGGGCTGCTCATCAAAGAGCTCCGGCGCGCCCGCCTTGAACGATTGGAGAAGCAATGACTGCAAGATTCGTGCAGATCGGCGACGACTGGCTCAACGTCGATCACATCCAGAGCGTCCATCTGCATTGCGTCAACGAGTCGCTCTGGCACGTTCGGATTCGTACCGAGGGCAGGCCCTATGTCCTGCCCGATCGGTTCCCGAGTAAGGACGAAGCCCTGGACGGAGCGCGTCGCTTCGTGCAGCGGGCCGTCATGCCCGATCTGGGCCCGCTGCTTGCTGCCCTGGGCGCTGCGGCGGACGTCAGCGATACCCAGCCGCACGACGCCCGAGAGGGCCAGGACGAGCTGGACGATATGACGGACGACGAGCTGGCCGCGACGGAGGCGTATCTGCTCTCGCAGGCGCAGGCAGCGCTGGAGGAGGACGACTTCGGGCGCTACGCCCATCTCCGCACGAAGGCGAACCGCTACGGCGCACGCCTCGACGCACGGCAGGAGGACGCATGCGCGGAATGAACGACTATCTGAACCGTTCGCTCGAGATCATCGCCGAGCGCGGGCACATGGTGCAGGGCGTGATCCCGGTGGAGGAAGGCGATCACGGGTTCACGTATACGGTCGGGCTCTCGGCGCGCGGCTGGCCGGAGATCGTCATGGTCTGCCCGGATATGCAGCCGGCGGCCAAGCTCATCAACGACATCGTCGACTATTACGACGGCGCGGGCCGTGAACCAGTTGCCGGCGACGAGGTGACGCTCGCCGAGGGGTGCATGCCGATCCGTCTGCGCGCCTGTTCGATCGATGCGCCCGGCTATCCGCTCAACACCGCGCGCGCCTTCTACGACGACGACGTCAGAGCGCTCCAGGCGGTGCTGCCCGATCCGCTGGGCCATTATCCCGGCGATCCTGAGAACATCTGGGACTGGCAGGAGCTCGTTCCCTGAAGAACACCGCTGCCCGTCAATTTCCGCGGGGACGAGAAGCACCTGCCAAGGACGTGTGGGCAGCGGGTAGGTAGACATCTCACGTCGAAAGGTGTGGATTCCGGGAGAGTGCGACCGCGTGGGCTGTTCTCTCCCGGTTCCCCGTCTCTGATTCCGCGCCGTGCCTACACTTGACTCGTGTCCGCTCTCGATGACGCCTGTACGCTGCGCGGCGAGATCGCCATGTTCGAGCACGATCACGATCTCCGTCAGAGCAGTCGGCGCCGCGAGGTGCGCCGCCTCTGGCTCGTTGCGCTCGTTCTCGAGGGCGAAACTTGGGCCGATATCCAACGACGGTGCGGCGTGAACAGTCGCACGCTCTCAACGCAACTCTCGCTCGCTCGTGAGGAGAATCCCGATCTCGGAGCCGAACGACTGCCGCGCAACCGCCCGACGGGCCAATACGCCTGCCCGGAGTGCGGCATGGTGAAATCGAGCCGCCAGGCCCTGGCGCTGCATCGTCGGCGAGCTCGGGGGCATACGCAGGCGGCGGCGTCATGAAATCCGGCATCAGCCCGAACTCCCGTCTCACCGAGGACGTGATCGCCCGCTGCTGCAAGAGCCTGCGCGTGAACCCGTCATGGTCCGCGGCGGCCGACTACGCCGGCATCGCCGTCAACACCTTGCGGAACTGGCGGCGTTGGTCGGAGCTCTACGAGCCCCGCGAGGACGATGACGAGGAAACCGCGCAACTGGACGAACGTCGGCTCTACCGTGCCGCGCGCGAGGCATGGCGGGCCGGCCAGCGCCAAGTCGGTATGGCCCTTTTCGCCGAACTGGACGAACTGACGGAACGCCGGGACGGGCGCGTCTACTGGATCGCGGTGCAGCGGATGAACGCGGCGCGCGCTGACGGTGAACTCGAGCTCGTCGCGCTCGTGCGGAAGGCGGCATCTCGAGACTGGCGTGCGGCCTGGGCGCTGCTTCGTTCGGCATGGCCCGAACGCTATGGCGACGAGGCGGGCGAACTCCCCGCCGCCATGAGTCTCGTCGACGTCGAGAGCCGAGCGCGCGCCGCGCTGGAGGAATGGGAGCGGCGCCAAGCGCAGGGCGAATGAGTTTCCAGCTGCCTTCGGATCGCGCCGCGGTGCGTTTCATGTTGCAGTCAGCGATCGAGGCCGAGGACGCGCAGCTCATCGAGTTCTACCGATCGCTTCTACAGGACGATCTCGCCTGGCGCCCGCAGGACTATCAGGTGGTGCCCGAGGGCGAATGGACGGTGTGGCTGGCGCTGGCTGGCCGGGGTACGGGCAAGACGGACATGGGCGCGGCCGCGCTCAACGCGCACATGACAGGCCCTCCGTGCGACGCTCGACTCCTCGGCGGGCATCGGGGCCGGATTATCGGGCCGACGTACACCGACGCGGTAGCGGCCTGTGTGAACGGGCCCTCCGGGCTGAAGGCGCACAACCCGGACGTCAAGCTGAAGGGGACGAAGGAGGGCACCGTCGTCGAGTGGCCCTCGGGCGCGCTCTGCCGCATCTTCGGTGGCTACGGGCCCGAAGATCCCGAGCGTTTGCGTTCGGGTGGTAACTCCTGCATCGACTGGCTGGACGAGGCCGCCGCTTATCGTCAGCTCGACGGGGTCTGGGATCAGGCGCAATTCGGGCTTCGTATCGGATCGAACCCCCGCACGATCATCACCACGACACCGAAGAACCGCCCCCGTATCCGCGAGCTCGCCGCCGCTGGGGAGCTCTACGCCAAGGAGGGCGACGCGCTGCCGCGCGAACAGCGCGTCGCGGTCGTGCGCGCGTCGACGGAGCAGAATCGTTACCTGGCGCCCGAGGTGCGCGCCGCGCTCTATGCCCGTTACGCCGGCACTCGGCTCGGCGCTCAGGAGCTGGACGGCGCGATCCTTGATGATCTCGGCACCTTCTTCAGCCGGTCATGGTTCGCCTGGGTCGAAGGCGGCACCGCCTGGGTGCAGAAGATCCGATCCTGGGATCTGGCGGGCACGCCGCCCGGGCCTGCGAATGAGAACCCGGACTGGACGGTCGGGGCGCTCGTGGCCTACCGGCCGGCCGGGAGCTTCACGCTCGCCGATGGCACGCTCATCACGGCCGGGGAGTTCTGCATCGAAGACGTCATCCGATTGCGCGACACGCCGGCGAACGTCGAGCAGGCCGTCATCGACGCCGCGCGCGCGGATGGGCCCATGGTGGGCGTCGTGATCGAACGCGAACCGGGCCAGTCCGGGAAGAGTCAGCTCGCGCACTTCCAGCAGGCCCTTGCCGGCGTGGCCCTCGTGAGCGAACACGCGCCGTCCGGGCCGAAACAGGTGCGAGCGCAGCTCGTCTCAAGCGCGGCGCAGCAAGGTCGCGTCTCGGTCGTGCGCGGTCCCTGGAACGCGGCGCTGATGGACGAGCTCGAGGAATTCACCGGGAATCCCGCGCTCGATCGCCACGACGATCAGGTGGACGCGCTCAGCCAGGCGTTCGCCGTTCTCGAGAGCCGCGGCGGCCCTGCGACGATCCGCGTTCCCGAGGGGCATCTTCCGGGGCGCGAGGCGCTGCTCGGGCGCAACGGCGCACGATCCATCCCGCGCGTCGGGCCGCGGTTCTAGGCTGAGACGATGCGCGCACTTCACGTCGTCAACGCCTCGCAGAATCACACCGTGCAGGTCAACCAGAACATGCCGATGATTCTCGACGCCCTCAATCTCCAGCTGCATCATCTGGCCGCTGCCTGGGGCGAGTACGTCTATCACCTGTATGCGGCGCCCTCGGATCGCGGTTTCGCCATGGTCTTCGCCGATGACGATCAGCAAGTCCAGGGCGCCCTCGCCTATCACGACGTCCTCGCCAACGGGACGCCCTACGCCATGATCCTGCTGGACGAGATCCTCGGGAACGGCGGGACGTGGCTCGAGGGCGACGTCTCCGTCTCCGGCGCGGCCAGTCACGAACTCTGCGAACTCCTCGGCGATCCCGGCGCGAACCGCTGGGCGAACGACGCGCAGGGCGAGTTCTGGGCGCTTGAACTCTGCGACGCGACGCAGGGTGACTCCTACGTCCTCAATGGCGTCGCCGTATCGAACTTCCTGCTCCCCGCCTACTTCAATCCGCTCAATGCCGATGGGCCATACGACTACCTCGGGGTCGTGAACGCGCCATTCGAGATCCGTCCGAACGGTTACGCCATCTCCGGCTCCCGCGGCGCGGTGTTCGGCGACGAGTATCCGAGCTGGCGCAAGGAGTACGCGACGCGGCCCGGCGCTCGGACGCGGGCGCGCCTCGGCTGGGCATCCCATTGAACCTGAGCGCGCTCAGGTAGAGTCAGTTCATGGCGGTGATCGACGCCGATATCCCGGTGGGCAGGCTTTTTACGCCCGCGCAGACGCTGACGAATGTCGTCATCCGCGCGCGCGGCGGACAAGTTGAGGTGCTTCGCCCCCGGACGCTCGAGGTGCTCGTGGAGATCGAGGCCGCCGAGTTCACGTTCGTCTGCGCCGGGCCGGAGTGCGATGACGCCTCGGTGCTCCGGCGCTATCAGATTGTCGCCACGGACGGGACGAGGTTCCTGGCCGAGGGCGTCGTCGGCTGCGGCTGCGGCGGGGTGCAAGTCGGCGATGCGCTCGCCGAACGCCTGGCATGGTGAGCCGCTCCTGTGAACTCTTCTTCTGCGTACCGTGCATCGAGGGCCCGGGCGCAGTGCCGGCGCACGCCTTCTGGGATGTCGGCGAGGATCTCCTGGTGGTGGATCACACCCCGACGCTCGAATGGGCGCAGCTCGCCGCCGAACGCGGCTGGCGCTACGTCCCCGTGGCGCTCAATCTCGGGACGAACGGGGCGTGGAACATCGGGCGCGGATTACTACTCGCCGAGCGACGCCCGCAGGATCTCATCTCGTTTCTGTCCTGCTCGTGCATTCTCCCCATGGGTCTCGCCGAGGTGCGCTACGCGCTCATCCGGAACGCCTCGTGGAAAGGCGTACAGGCCGAGGGCTATGGCTGGCATCTCATGACGCTCTCCGGCGCGCTCTTGGCCGAGCTCGGGACGTTCGACGAGAATCTCCCGCATTTCTGGGGCGATAACGATTACGTCTACCGCGGCATCCTGGCCGGTCACTTTCTCGCTGGCCCCGACAGTTTCCCCTGCGTCCCGTTGGATGCCGAAGCACCGCGTTCGGGCAAGGCGCTGCGTTCGGGCCGGCTACTGCCGATCAACTGGGAGCAGCTTGCCGCCTATTACCGCGCCAAGTGGGGCGGGAACACCGCCGAGGAGATCTACCGAACGCCGTTCGATCTGCCGGTCGCCACGGACTGGTGGTCGCCGGCCTTTCGGCCCATGATCGGAGAGAACGGCGAGAGACTCGGAACGCTGCCATGGTGAACGGCCCGACAGCTCCCGGCCCGATGCCGCAGGGCGCGCAACCGCAGCCGCAGATCCCCGTACTTGCGGGCCTGCCGGTGCTGACTGGCCCGACGCCGTGGGCGGCAGACTTCGATCAGATCGGCACAAACGATCAGGGCCAGAAGGTGTTCGTACTGCGCCTGCGGAACGGCGGCGGCCAGATTGAATGTTGGGGCACGCCGGAGAACTTCAAGCCGCTCGGTGAAGCGATCTTGCAGCGGACGACTGGCATCGAGATCGCGCGTGAGGTGCCGCCAAACGGATTAGGAGGGCCGCGTGGCAGTTAATCAAGAACTACGCGAATACGTGACGCGCACCGGGTTCGATCTTCGGCTGTCCAAAACGCAGATACAAGCGCTGGTGTGGCTCGACGCGATGGCGAACCATCCCGCGAATAACAGAACGGACCATCGCGAACCGCATCCCATCACCGGAAGCGGGAAGTGGTTCGTGGTCGCAGGCGACGCACTACAACGCAAGGGACTGGCCTGGCATCGTCACTTCCGGGAC